CATAAATTGGAAAGAACCAATCACACTTGTTGAAGGTGTGTTTGATGCCATTTCTGCCCGTTTCAATGCCATACCACTATTCGGTAAAATTGTCCAACCTCTTCTAAAAGAAAAGATACTCATTCGTAAACCACCAAAGGTTATTGTTGCCCTTGATAATGATGCGATGAAGGACTCCATAAAGATTTGTGAGTGGTTGATTTCAAACGGAATCAAAACAAGTATGGTAAAACTTCCAGATAAAGACATCAATGAATTTGGATTTCAAAGATTTTCGGAGTATATTGAAACATTACCATCGGTAGATGGATTTGATTTGATGAAAGAAAGGATATTAGTGTGATACAACAAACACTCATTTCAAACAGAGTAAACAAAGTAGATAACGTCATTCACATTGCTGACGTTCACATTCGTAATTTCAAGAGACACGATGAATACGAGTCGGTATTCAATCGGGTATATGATTATTGTAAAGAACAAGTTCAACAAGATAAGAACACAATCATTTATCTTGCTGGAGATATTGTTCATGCAAAAACAGATATGTCTCCTGAACTTATTGTAATGACGAGAAACTTCCTCGTGAACCTTTCTGATATTGCACCTGTTCTTCTTATCGCTGGTAATCACGATATGAATCTGAATAACCGCAATCGTCTGGATGCCCTTTCACCAATCGTTGACTCAATAGACACACCAGACTTCTTTTATTTAAAGGACACAGGGGTCTACAACCTCGGTGGTGTGAATTTTATTCTGAATGCCGTACACGAAGACCCTGATAATTTTATCAAGGCAGAGGACGTTGTAGGAGACGGAATAAAGGTAGTATTTTATCACGGTGCAATTGATAGAGCAGATATTGGATTCGGTCAAACAATCAAAAACAACCGAATCAATATGGATATGTTCAATGATTTTGACTTTGGTATGTTCGGTGATATTCACTCGTTTCAATACCTACATCCGAACAACAAGTTCGCCTATGCGGGTTCTCTTATCCAACAAAACTTTGGTGAAGGATTAGTTCACGGAATCATTCATTGGAATCTTCTTGAAGGCAAATCAACATTTGTTCAGATTCCAAATGATTGGTCTCACTACACTATTGATATTGACGAAGGTAAGTTTGTAAATCTACCGACTGAATTTTCGATTCATAACAGAATCCGTGTTCGTTCTTACAATACTCCAAACTCTGAACTGATGAAGGCGGTAGCCAAACTAAAATCAATCGTAAAGGTTGATGACATTCGTATTCAGAAGTTTTCAACAAAGCCAACAAACGGACAAACGCAATCAATGGTTTCTATCGGTGATGTTCGTGATGTTGAATATCAAAACAAACTCATCGGTGATTATCTTGAAAAAGAGTTTGCGGTAGAAGAAGAAGTAATAGATGAAGTTAGAAAGATAAACAGAACAATCAATACAAATCTTGATAAATCAGTTGTTCTTCGTAATGTAATTTGGAATCCAATCAAGTTTGAATTTGACAATATGTTCTCATACGGAGAAGGTAACAAGATTGATTTCAGTCAAATGAATGGAACGTATGGTATCTTTGCTGCAAATGCAAGTGGTAAGTCATCTGTATTGGATGCCCTCATGTTCTGTATCTTTGATAAGTGTTCTAGAACATTCAAGGCATCACAAGTTCTCAATAACAAGAAAGATTCATTCCGTTGTAAGTTCCAATTTCAAATCAACGGAAAAGATTACTGGATTGAACGTATCGCCACAAAAGATAAGAGAGGACACGTAAAGGTCAACGTTGATTTCTGGCACGAAGAAAGTGGTGAAAAGATTTCTCTCAATGGTGATGATAGAGATGGAACAAACTTTGCAATCCGAAATTATCTCGGTACATATGATGACTTTATCATTACTGCATTTTCTCTACAAGGAAACAACACGAACTTTATTGATAAGGCACAAAGAGAACGTAAAGACCTTTTGGCACAATTCCTTGACCTCAACCTATTTGAAGAGTTGAGTGCAATTGCTTCTGATGAAATCAAGTCAGTACAAACTCTTATCAGAGAATACTCACGTCAAGATTACTCTACGAAGATTGCCACTGCAAATGATAACTTTAAACGTTCACAATTAGATTTAGATGAAATCAATGAAGAACGTGATTTATATCGTTCTCGTTTGGATTCCAAGAACGAAGTTATTATGGAGTTGACCAAGGCACTCAAACCAATCGACGACCGACTGATGGGTCATAACTTGGAAGAACTAACCCAAAAGAAAGATGAATTTGTTCGTAAGGTTGCATCGTGTAGAGAAGAGACTGAAAGATTGGAAATTGAACTCGGTAATGAAAATAAAATTCTATCGGAACTTCAAACTCAATTCGATTCCATCGATTCAGATAAATTAGATACAGATTGGCAAGTTCTACAAGAAACAACTCAATCAATTTCAAAAACAAAACACAAGTTGGAAAATATCCGACTTCAAATTGAACACAATCAATCCAAGATTGACAAGTTGTCTACACACGAGTACGACCCTGATTGTAAGTTTTGTACAAACAATGTATTCGTACAAGATGCAAAATCGGCAGAGGAAATCCTCGTTGACCTCAATAAAGAACGTGGTATTCTTGAGTTTGAATTGGCTGAATTGGAAGTCATAGAACACAAGTTGAGTTATGTTGACGAACAAAGAAAGAACTACCAAGACATTGAACGAAAAGTCCTCGGTAAACAAAAACAAATTCATGAGATAGAAAAGAAGATTTCACAGAATGCAATTACTTGTGATGACTTAACTTCAAAGACGGAAAAGATTGAAGACCTTATCATATCTTACGTTCAGAACGAAGGTATTATCAAGGAGAATCAACAAATTCAAACAAAGATTTCTGTTGCAGAGAGGGAACGTAATGACTTCACATCAGAACTAAAACGACTTGAAACAAAGTATATTACACTTGCCGGTGAGATAAAGGTATATGAAAAGACTATTCAAGACTGTGCAGAATCAATCAAGAAACTTCAAGAGTTGGAAAAACAATTCAAGGCATATGACTTTTATCTTAAAGCGGTAAATCGTAACGGAGTCCCATATCAATTAATTTCAGATGCAATGCCAAAGGTTCAAGCCGAAGTAAACTCAATCCTTTCACAGATTGTTGACTTTGAAATACTCTTTGAAACAGATGGTAAGTCAATCAATACATATATCGTATATGATGATGAAAACTTCTGGCCTCTTGAAATGACATCGGGTATGGAAAAGTTTATCTCATCACTCGCAATCCGCACTGCTCTTGTAAACGTATCATCTCTACCACGTCCAAATTTCATGGCAATTGACGAAGGATTCGGTGTATTGGATTCTGAGAATCTAAACTCACTTCATATGTTCTTTGATTATATGAAGACACAGTTTGACTTCCTTCTGACCATTTCTCATATTGATGCTCTTCGAGATATTATGGATTCTATCATCGAAATCAAGAAGGAAAACGGGTTCTCAAACGTTCGATTTTAACGGATGTTTTAATTGATTTCATATTTATAGATAGGAATAATATGGAATCATATGATATACAAGAAGAGAAATAAAAAAAATCTAATCAACATAAATTGTAGATTTATTGAACTTGAAAAAAACTCACCGAAGTTTTTTAATATTAGTTTCATGCCAGAACAATTTACTGCTGGTAAAAATCTATTTAAGTTTAGACCGATTAAATCTCGTTTTTCTAAAAAAGACCCAATACAAATAGAAGTTTTGGATTTTAATGGAAATCCAATATATCATGAAGTTTTGGATTATAAGGAAAGCGATGGTTCTTTAGTTGTTGCAATTTATGTGTATGAAGATACTCCTGCCGGAAATTGTAGTATAACAATGATTGGTACATCAACTGTTGATGAAAACCTAAAACAATTACCGAATCTAGAGTTAACATCGAATAACTTAAAATACATCCATGAGTTATACGTTGACCCAAAGAAAAGAAACGATACAGAAATATTATACATAAAAGAACCTAAATTTTCTGTAAAAGAACGGAAATTTTCTATCGTTGAAGAACAATTCGCAGGACAAAAGATAGTATCTATGGGTGGAATTGGAACGTATTCCTTTACATCCGATACTCCAAAATTTATTTCAAATGGTAGTGCTTTTTTAAAAGAATATCAAAATGGTATAATCAAATTTAATTCGCTGTCCAGTCAGTATTCTCCAGCTGTAAATTTTGAAACAAGTAGTTTTTCGTACACTGCGAGTATAATAGAAGTAAGGTCTCCGTTTCAAATGCAACTCTCCGAACCTGCGGAGATTTATGGTCTGAAGAGTGAATCCCAAATCCTGAAAACAATTTACACTCAGCCATATGAAGTTACTTTTTCTTTCAATCCAAGTAAAAGGAATATAACTCAAAACGTAAAATCATACGCAGAAATCGATATAGATGGAATTGACCCATCGGCTGGCTCGGTAGACCGTATTAAAGTTTTCTATAAGAGTACATTTAAACCAAAATCTGAATACGAACTAGTATATGATGATGTTGTAACTCCAAAAAACATTTTGGTTGATACTGGTTCAAAGTTAATTGAATATCCAATTGGAATATTTGATGGAAGCAATACCCTATCATCTGCGGGAATTCCATCTAATAATACAATAAACTCATCGGATTACTGGAATATTGAATTAATAAACTCTGCACCATCTGCATCAAAATTGGTTGGTAACTCGTATCTATTTGATATGATGCAAGTTTTACCGACTCAGGTAATGTCAGGTTCTTCTGAAATTATCTTAGTACAAAATTCAAATGTTGCAATACCACTTGTTAAAGATACAGATTATCGTGTTAAATTTGACTATTATATTGGGAATAGTAGTTTAGACGAAAGAGGTCCAAAAATAGAAGTTTATGCGTCTGGTAGTTCCTTTGTAAACACTAATGATATTGGTAAATTTGTTGGTAGTGTTCCAACGGGAAGTAAAGCAAATTCTATAAAACTCGATTATGAGATGAAGTTGCCCGTTAATTCAAACGGTAGTGGTATTTTAAAATTTGTATTACGAGCTGGTTGTGGTATATCAAATATCAGAATAGTTGAAGATATAGATTTTGGATTCACACAAAACAGAACAAAATTATATGTACCGATAAAACAAGACCACAAATTAGAATATTTAGATTTCAAAGTTCAATTCTTCAATTATACTTTGAAAGAATCTAATATGCAACCGGTTGTGTATGATACCATGTTCAACGGTGGTAATCATTACATTTACGGTGACGATAATATCATAACTGGTTCTACGGCAATATCACCATATACATCCAGTGGTATTCAACTATATGGCAACGTTACAGGTTCATATTCTGGCTCTGCTGTTCAAAGCTGGGGATATGGTGGTAAAGAAAAAGCAATAGCTAATAGAGATACCGCATCAAATTTTGGATTTGCATTAACCAAAAATAATCCATATGGTATTCCAAATTATGGAGACAATACGGTTCAAATGATAAATGAGTGTGGTTCTGTTTTTGATTTTAGAACAACACCCCCATCATTTACAATGCACGCCGTTGGTAAAAATACGAACTTTACATTAGGAATAAGTGGTTCCGATGATTCTAATTTTGGATACGGTGGAACAAGTGGCTCTTGCATAAACGACGATTGTACACCTGGTGGTAATTCATATATAAGATTTGATGGATGTAATATTATAATTTCGAATGCCAGAGATGCAAATGGTGTATTGTATATTGCTGGTGCGAGTGGAACTGGTGGAACACCGGGGACACCTGGTACATCCGGTACATCGGGTACTTCTGGTGTAAACGGAACATCTGGTACATCCGGTGTAAATGGTACATCGGGGACATCTGGTGTAAATGGTACATCTGGTACTTCGGGTGATTCGGGTTCTTCTGGCTCATCGGGCTCTTCTGGTTCTTCTGGCTCATCGGGTTCATCCGGGTCTTCTGGTTCATCCGGGTCTTCTGGTTCATCGGGTTCTTCTGGTTCTTCAGGTTCCTCTGGAACCTCTGGCTCATCAGGAACCTCTGGCTCATCAGGAACCTCTGGCTCATCAGGAACATCTGGTTCATCTGGAACATCTGGTTCATCTGGAACTTCCGGCTCCTCTGGAACATCGGGTTCATCGGGAACCTCTGGTACAACACCAGACCCATTGGATTGTTGTGATTGTGCCCCTGTAATTTATCAGTATATACGTTGGCAACAGTTTGGTCAACTAGGACCAAATCCATGTCCACCAGATGAAATACAACAATTTGCTGCACCAACATTTCCATCCGCAACTGCACCAAGTGCCAGTGTAAGTGGTAGTAGTAATTTATTCACCGGTTCTATGTATTTTAATACCACATCTGGTTCAATTTATGTTTGGAATGGCTCAAACTGGTTAAGTGGATTTGGAACATCTGGTACTTCTGGAATCAATGGAACATCAGGAACATCGGGAACAAATGGTTCATCGGGTACTTCTGGAACAAGTGGAACATCGGGTACTTCTGGAACAGGTTTTAACTCTATAAATAATGCCGGTAATTTACGTGTTCTATTCTCCGATGGAACAACAAATGCAGCAACTGCATCAACTTATCTAACTGTAACCCAATCAAATGATACATCCACAATTGCAGTCGGTATAGGAACAACGAACACATCAAATGAAGGTAATTTGTTCTTAGGTGCAAGGAGTATAAATGAAGGAGGTCAATTATTCCTTCAAAGAGCAACTGGCTATACTTCGGCATCTATGATAGACAATTATCAAAACAGATTTCGAATTCTTCGTGGTAATGATACATCCAGTAATGCGGAAGATTTTTCTATAAATCATACCACGGGTCAAGTTTCATTTACAAGGTATAATTCAACAAGTTCATTTACAGGTACACCTATTGATTTTCTTTCATTTGATTCTGGCGGTAATATATTAACATCACCGTCAAAATTTACACAAATAATTGGAAACACCGTACAGAGTTCATTTAACATAACCCACAGTTTAGGTGATGCCAATATTCAAGTGAACATACGAAGTAATTCAACTGGTCAAATATATTACCCATCTGCAACGGCAGGTGCACCGCCACAATACACTGCTACTGTTGTAGATTCAAATACCGTCACAATTGCATTTTCATCGGCACCATCTGCAAATCAATTCATTGTTGTTATTAGTAAATGATATTTATAGACATATGATTTATACCAAAATGAGAGAGAATAATTGCCACCAATCCAAAGAGATTTAACCAACCTGTACATATCTGAGTCGTATTACAGGTTGATGCAGACAGACCCGATAGACGATATTACCCTACTTGATGGTACGGGTTCTCTTGTTACATATTTGGCAATATCTGGTACTCTCGATGCCTTTTATTTAAAAGGTGATGGTTCACAAATAAGAAACATATCTGGTGCGGCACTCCCACAAGGAACTGTTACATCTTCGGCTCAAACAATACAAAATCTTGCCGGAACAAATATCATATCTAGTTCGGCACAACGTTCTGTTCTTGGACTTGCAACAACCGATTCACCAACATTTGCAAACTTAACTCTCACCGGTAATTTAACTGCACAACAGTTGATTATTTCATCTTCTGTTATTGTTGTTACTCAGTCATATAGTAGTGGTTCTACTATATTCGGTAACACGATGGATGACTTCCATCAGTTTACTGGCTCTGTTTATATTACAAGTTCATTAACAACAACTGGTCCTGGTATATTTCAAGGAAAGAGTCCTTCTTCGGAATACATTTTAACATTGAAGGGATACAATACTGGTTCACAACTTGCAATCGGTGTTAGTGGTGATGGAAATTACGGAATACAAAACTCTGTATTAAATTCTAACGGTAGTGATTATCGTAAATATACACTTACCGCAAATGGAATTTACTTTAATATTATAAGTGGTGCCTTTCAACAAGAAAACGCCTTTAGGATAAATGGCGATGGTACAACTCGTATTCACGAAATATGGACTGACAATTACATCAATGCTCCTGGTATTTTAAATGATACCACTAATGGTTTTGCAGAACTTGCTTGGCAAAATGGAACCACATATTTTGCAAGAGTGATTGCTCAGGCAGATGGTACTCGTATAGAAACAGGAAATAGTAGTAGTGGTTACACATGGTTATTTGATGAAACAGGTTCATTAACATTACCTTTGTCCGGTAGTTATTCTATCCTAAATCCAGACCAAACTCCGTGGAGTGCATCGTATGCATTGAAGGCATTGGATGTTATAAATTCTGGTGCATTTGCAAAAACAGGTTCAAATATATTTTCTGGTAGTCAAATAGTAAACGGAAACGTTTTTATTGATGGTACATTGACTGCAAAAACATATGTTGTTTCTTCTTCTATCGTTAATATAGAAACGATGGGTGTTTCTGGTTCAACTATTTTTGGTGATACCGCAAATGACACGCATCAATTTACAGGTAGTTTGTTGGTAAATGGTGCTGCATCTTCAAGTTTAGGGTTTTATGGAAATCTAACAGGAACGGCAACATCTGCATCACAGGCATTAACATCTTCCTATATTGACCCACTTTATATATCTGCATCTGTTGCATATTATGGATTTGCTGGTGCAACGAGCGTCCAATGGGATAATATCCTATTCAAACCTACAAACATAATTTCTAGCTCAGGTCAACGAAGTGTTCTTGGACTTGGTGAGAATGATTCACCACGTTTCTCAACAATTTACGGAACAAATGGAAATTTTGATGGGAATCTTGTTGTTGGCGGGACTATAACTGCAAGAACATACATTATTTCATCATCGGTGGTAAATTATCAAACATTGAATGTATCTGGGTCAACAAAATTTGGTGACAGTTCAGATGACGTACACCAATTCACTGGTTCAATTTACACGAATGGTTCAGTAACATCAACTTCGTTCACAGGTTCTCTTGAAGGTTCATCTTCATATGCTCTAACTGCATCTTATGCTTTAAATGCAGGTGGTTCAACGATAAATACTGGTTCATTTGCAACAACTGCGTCCAATACATTCTTTGGAAACCAAACTATAAACGGTAATATTGTAATAACTGGAAGTTTAACTGCACAAGAATATATAGTGTCATCATCTGTTCTGTATTTGACGGCATCATTCTCTTCTGGTTCCACGATGTTTGGTAATTCATTGGATGATACCCACAGATTTACAGGGTCTCTTTATGTTACTGGTGCATTGGTTATACCAACTGTTCAAACATTATCCGCAACAGCTGACGTTGGTACTATTGTAATTAACAGTAATAATTTGTATATTTACTTCTGATAATCCGTAAAAAATAGTTTCGTTAAAGGTTTTATGATAGTAAAAGCACACACCTCTATTATTGGTGATACTGGATATAATTGTCATTCCCGTAATTTCTTTAAGGCACTCCATAAGATAACTCCAGTCCAAGTTAGGAACTTTACCGTTGGTTCTTCTTGGGAAGGATATAATAACAATGAACCACACAACAAAGAATATTACATGGATAATGTTCTTAAAGAAATGTTGGTTGAGCAAACTTTGAACACACCAAATGGTAGAGAAGAATTTCCTTTGTATCAAAATTACAAAAACGAAGGAAATGTAGATATACACATTGTATTGAATGAGAACAATCATCATTATTTTTACGATAATTACGATGGGAAAAAGATTGCTTATAATGTGTGGGAAACAACAAGATACCAAGACGATTTTTTTGAACGTCTTAAAACTTTTGACCAAGTTTGGGTTCCAACTCAATGGCAAAAAGATTGCACAGTAGAACAAGGGATACCTGAATGGAAAGTTAAAGTTGTTCCCGAAGGTGTTGATGTTAAAACATACAAACCAAAAAATTATGTTGTTTCTAAACCCGTAAATAGGCCGTTTAGATTTATTCTCGTCGGTAGATGGGATTATAGAAAGGCAACAAAAGAAATAATCGAAACCTTCACAAAAACATTTTCAGAAGATGAGAATGTTGAACTTCTTATAAATGTTGATAATCCATTTGCATATGATGGTATGAATTCAACTGAAGAGAGATTAGAACGATATGGTATCAAACATTCTGGTATAAAGATTCTTCACCATCTTTCAAAAAAAGAATATGTTGAAACTTTAAAATCAGCTGATGTATTTCTTTCTTGTGCTAGGGGTGAAGGTTGGAATCTTCCACTTATTGAAGCGATGTCTTGTGGTATTCCGTCTCTTTATAGTAATTGGGGTGCACAATTAGAATTTGCAGACGGACGTGGAGTACCAGTTGATATAGTTGGTGAGGTTCCTGCAAATGTTCAAGGTAATGATAAGTATTTTTCATGGACAAAGGATGCACCTGGTAACTTTATAGAACCAGATTTTAAAGACCTTTCTAAAAAAATGAGAGATGTAGTCGATAACTATATAATTCATAAGAAAAAGGCACTGGATGACTCAGATGAAATTCGTGAAATCTTTACTTGGGAGAATGCTGCAAAGATTGCAAATAAAATTCTACAAGAATTTATGAATGAAGATAGTGGATTTGATGATTCTGTTGCTATTGTTCTTGCTCATGCAAATACTCCGCGTAGAAGACAATTACTAAAAGATTGCTTATCATCTATAAAAATGAAAACTATACTTTCAACAAATTACACTGTTGATGAAGAAACTCAAAAAATGGCTGATTGGGTTGTTTACTCGAAAGAAAATCCAATTCTGTTAAAACATGAATTTCAAAAATATGGTGTTGCTTATTTCAGATGGTGGAACGATGAAAATGGAAATAGAGTAACAGCCCCTTTCGAGTATGAACATGGTTATGCTGCATATGAACTGACAAAAAAAGGTATTCAATATGCAAAACTACTTGGTAAAAAAAGAGTTCATATCATAAACTATGATTATATAATATCATCATCAACGTTGAATCAAAACGAAAAATTATTAGACGAAAATGATATAGTTCTTTATAAGCATGGGGATTGGGACTTTGAACAAACTGCGTATTGTAGTGCTTTCTTTTCTGCTAAGATTGATATTGCTTCATCGTATTTCACAAAATATAAATCCAAAGAAGATTATTATCGTTCAATGAGTGGTTTCAATATTTTGGAAATTAATATGGCTAATCATTTTAAAGATTCCCCCTATCGTATTTTTGAATCATCTATAAATGACCTTAAAATTGAAAACAAAGTAAATCAAGAACAGGCGGATAACATTACCACCCCATATGTGGAATATGACACGGAATTAAAACAAGATAAAAGTATAAAGGAGACAAAAATGGCACACAGAGAGCAACAAGAATATTGTAGTAAAATAAAAGATATATTCCCAGAATATTTTAAGGGAAAACGTGTTTTAGATATTGGCTCATTGGATATTAATGGGAACAATAAATACCTTTTTGATGGTTGTGATTATTTTGGATTGGATGTTGGTGAAGGAGAAAATGTTGATATTGTTTCTGTTGGTCATATATACGATGCACCAAATGAAACGTTCGATACTATTATTTCAACAGAAGTATTTGAACACGATATGTTTTATGAAGAAACTGTGAAAAACATTATGCGGATGTTGAAACCCGGTGGTTCATTTATTTTTACTTGTGCATCCACCGGCCGACCAGAACATGGGACACGTAAGTCGGATGGGAGTTTTGCTGCACCACTACTTATACAAATATCGGAAAAATGGTCAGATTATTACAAGAATATTACAGAAAACGATATTCGTATTATAGATGGATTCAATGAGGCATTTCCAGATGGTGTTTTTGAATATAACTCCGTTTCGGGAGATTTATATTTTTTTGGTGTCAAAGGTGGTATCGAATCCTTAAAAAAACAAATCTCTATAAAAAATGTATCTGATGTAGAGGTTTATTTGACCATAGACAGTGCGGATGATTTATTTCTAAATATTGACTCCAAATCAATCGTGAAAAAAGACCAAGAAATTATAATCGATATAACTTATGGTGGAGATATTTTATCACATACCGTAAAAACAAATCAACATGAATCAATAAGTCTTGGAAAATACAAACGAGGACATACTGTTCGTGTTAGTGAATCTAATATAGAAATTTTTTCAAAATTCTTAGAAAAAACACCAGAATCATTTAGACGACGTAATAGATTATTCGGTCTTGGTGTGGATGCAGGTGATGAGAATAAAATCTTTATGAATTTTGTAAACGGCCCATTTATAGAAATAAAAGGAAGTCAAGAATCTACATATATCGTTAAATTTATTGATGACGATAGTGAAAAGATTATTTATCAGACCACTATTAAAAATAATCAATGGGCTATGTGTAATAGAAAATGGTTTGTTAATTGGAGAATAAGGATTGAGTATGAAAACGGTAAATTTTATGATTATAAAATCGATTTAAAAAATAGACGAGTATTTATCGTTTTTGAATCATCATCACTCGGTGACACAATTGCATGGATACCTTACGTTGAAGAGTTCAGAAAGAAACATGGATGTAATGTAATTGTTTCCACGTTCCATAATGAACTATTCCAATTACAATATCCTGAAATTGAATTTGTAAAACCAGGGACAACTGTAAATAATTTGTATGGACTTTATCGTCTTGGATGGTTCCATGATGGAAATAATCCAAATTATTCTATGAATAAATCTGACTTCACAAAGATACCGCTTCAACAAACAGCAACAGACATTCTTGGTTTAGATTTTGAAGAAATACGTCCTCGTATGAAATCAATCGAACCGATGAAATCAGATAAACCATACATTTGTATTGCAAATCATTCGACTGCTCAATCGAAGTATTGGAACAATCCAACAGGTTGGCAAGAGTTAGTTGATTATGTCAAAGAACTTGGTTATGATGTCTATCTTCTATCCAAAGAAGAAGACGGTTACATGGGTAATAAAAATCCAAAGGGTGTAATAAAAGTTGACGGAAAAACATTAGAAGAGATTGGTTCTATTCTTCTTGGTAGTAAAGGATTCATTGGACTTGGAAGTGGATTGTCATGGTTCTCTTGGGCTTTGGAGGTTCCAACCATTCTCATAAGTGGTTTCTCCGAGACATATCAAGAAATGAAGTCGGTATATCGAATAATAAATGAGTCTGTTTGTCATGGATGTTTTGCTCGTCATACATTCGATAAGGGTGATTGGAATTGGTGCCCAGACCATAAAAATACAGATAGACAATTTGAATGTACAAAAGAAATATCGTTTGAAATGATTAAGCCAAATGTAAACAAAATATTAGGACTAAATAGATAACTTCATATTTATAGATATATTAATCTTATCATGGAGTAGTTGTTGGCAACATGGAATAAAATACTAGTTAGTGGGAGTAACGCAGAACTATCTGCGATTACTTCTTCGGCAGGTATATTAAGTTCTGGGTCTATAAGACTATCAAGTGGTAGTGAGTTATTAGGAACTGCCTCATACGCTAGAAATTCAGCTATTAAATATCTAACTAGTAGTGTTCAAGATTTAACTAGTATAGAAGTAGCCGACTATGATAACAATATTGCAGTCACATTTATAAATGGTAGTTTAAAATTTATTTTTGGAACACCAACCGTTCCGTCTAGTATTGTACTTTCAACGAGTGGATTTAATGCAAACCGATTCAATTTAGAAAATGATAATTACGATGTTAACGGCACTTGGAATAATGGTGGATATACAATACTATCTGCCTCATTATATACTGGTTCTGTATTGTTAACAGAAGTTTATAGTGGAACATCTTTGACTTCAAATTTAACAACAAGTGGTTCCCAATCGTATAGATTGCAATATACCGCAAGTTCTCCACTTGACGGTAGTATATACTCCGGCTCAGCTACTGCGACTGGAACACTTTCAAAAACGAATCCAACCAGTCCTGTTCAAACAGAAACTGGAACTATTCAATTGGGTGTCACTTCAAATCAAATTGAACAAGGTGCAACTGGAAGTATTGCAATATCATCAGTAACAAGTTCAGCTAATAGTTGGACTATAACTTCATTCGTTGCAACTGGTTCATTTGCATCAACAACAATACCTTTGTTTGGAAATTCAAATGGTGTGCAAGCAACTGGAACAGTTTTTGTAACAGGTTCAGCAACCGGTTCATCTGCTATAACGATAACAACAACCGCAAATTATAACTCCGGTATATTAAATAATCCAGTTGTAACTACATCTGTAACCGATACTATTACTTATTCTAAAATTCGTAGTTTACGTTCTGGTGCATCTCCGTCATCAAGTTTTTCATCATCGGAATTGGAAACATTATCTTTGTGGGATACTACACTTGGTGGAAATGTTGGAACGATTTCAAAAGGAACAACGACTGCATCTGGTCAAAGTGTGACAATAACATGGACAGGTGATAAATATCATTACATTGTGTTTAATTCATCACTTTCAAACTTGACAAATATTACAACTGCTGGATTCGGTGTATTATCTTCATTTACACTGAGTACGGTTGGTAGCTATAAAGTTTATAGAACAAATACATTACAAGCCGGTGGTGCCGGAACATCAATAACATATGTCTTAACCTAAAGAGATAATAAATGCCAATTATATTACCTAGTGGATTTCAGATAACCAACAACGAGCCTGCGGATTCGAGGTACTCCGTTGCTAACTCTGCATCTCGTTTAGGATTTTCTGCCGCAAATGTTTATGAGGGATTGACGGTATATCAAAGAGATACAAACAAATATTACATATTAATTGATACGGGTAGTTATAATTCTGAATCTGGTTGGCAGGAAGTTGGAAGTGTTATGCAAACTGGTTCGTTTGCAACAACTGGTTCAAATATTTTTATAGGAACCGAAACTATAAGTGGGTCTTTGAACATATCTGGTTCATTGACGATAAACGGAACATCATACACTGCAGCAACTTCAGGGACATCTGGCACATCGGGAACTTCAGGAAGTTCAGGAACATCTGGCACTTCTGGTTCTTCAGGAACATCAGGTTCATCTGGTACTTCTGGTTCATCGGGGAGTTCAGGAACTTCAGGTTCATCTGGTACTTCTGGTTCTTCAGGAACATCAGGAACGTCTGGTTCATCAGGAACGTCTGGTTCATCAGGAACATCAGGTTCATCTGGTACTTCTGGTTCATCAGGAACGTCGGGCTCATCAGGAACTTCTGGTTCTTCAGGAACATCGGGTTCTTCAGGAACATCGGGTTCTTCAGGAACATCTGGTACATCTGGCTCCTCAGGAACATCTGGCACATCTGGCTCCTCAGGAACATCTGGTTCATCTGGAACTTCAGGTTCATCAGGAACATCTGGTACTTCTGGTTCTTCAGGAACTTCCGGTTCATCGGGAACATCTGGTTCAAGTGGTACATCGGGAACTGGATTTAACACAATATCAAATCCGTCCGATAACAGAGTTTTAACATCAGATGGAACTACAAATGCAGCTTCGGCAGAATCTAATCTAACATTTGATGGGACAACTTTAACAGTTACTGGCGATGCAGTTGTTACTGGTAAACTGACTGTACAAGAATTTTATACAGAATTAGTATCATCTTCAATAATTTTTGAAAGTGGTTCGACTAAGTTTGGTAATTCATTCGATGATACACACCAATTTACAGGTTCACTTCTTACATCTGGGTCGAATGTATTTATCGGTATTCAAACTGTAACTGGTTCTTTACGCACAAGTGGTTCTAATACTCTTATTGGTAATACCGAACTCACCGGTTCATTTAATGTAAGTGGTAGTCAAGCTTTTGTTGGCACTCAAACTGTAACTGGTTCACTTCTCACATCTGGCTCCAGTGTTCTTGTTGGTAACACTCAACTTACAGGTTCATTTGATTTGACGGGTAGTCAAAATACAACTGGATATATCGGTTTCCTTCCAGTTGGGGCATTACCAATTCGAACAGACCAAACTGCTTCTTATATCTACACAAGTGGCTCAACGAATGACCTTTACTTTACACAACAACAAGGACCATTTACAAACACTACTCGTCTTCGTTGGCTGGAAGGTAATCTATATACTGGTCTGTTACACGGTGGTAGAATAACATCCGCATCCGCAACAACATTTAATGTTAGTTCTGGTAGTGGTATAATTGTTAATCTAAACGCTTCACTTACAGATGACCCGTACCCAACTATTAAGTTTTTAAGATGGGACACATTCCAAAGTCAATCACTGATAAATCTAACATCAAGTATTCAAACATTCTTAGGTATAGATTCAAATGCACAAATAATCCAACAAACTGTACCGTGGAACAATGGCGAATATAACACTTCTCTTCAACTTGGGACAGTTCTTCACCAAAATTTATCAACTATAAATGGAACAATTTCTTACCCAAATGTTGCATACGGATACAAACAAAGAACTTATGACTTCATAAAGGCATTCGGTCCACTAAAACTTTCTGGATATACAATTGTACCAAGTTCTTCTCTTGGTCTTAATGTTGGTAGTGGAACTGCATTTGCAGATGGTAGAAATTATCAAACAGATCCAAATAATCCAAGTTATATAGTTGATCCTGGAACTGCGGTATCTAAAATATTTAGATATTACCAATCTGGTTCTGGATTCGTTCAAGATACAAACGGTGGTCTCGGTTACACGGTAATTGATCCGGCTAATTATAATCTTAATGGTACACTAACCGCTGTACCGGGTGGTGGCTCGAACAGACAATGGTCTATACAGAGAGTTTTCTGGTATCCGAATTCAGCAACAAAAGGTATTGTTGTTTATTATGGAAACGCAACATATGAATCCGCAACAGTTGCTATTGCAAATCTTCCATTTGAAACATTTAATGAAGTAGAAAATACAAAACAAAATGCCATTTATTTAGGTGCAATGGCACTTAGAAATAATGCCGATTTTACAGATTCAACTTCCTATGTAATTTTACCTGGTGGTATATTCCGTTCCGTTGGTGGTCAAGGTGGTGGTGGAAATGTTCCAACAACAAGATTAACAGACTTATCTGACGTTGAAACAATTGGTGTTTTAGACGGTGATGTATTAGTTTACGATGGTAATGCTAATATTTGGAGACATAATAAAACATTAACCGGAAATTATGCAGTAACTGGTTCTATTAATATAAGTGGTTCACTTGTAATAAATGGAACGTCATATATGGCAGCAACCTCTGGAACATCAGGAACATCTGGTATAAATGGCACATCTGGCTCTTCTGGAACGTCGGGAAGTTCAGGAACTTCTGGTTCATCGGGAACATCAGGTACTTCTGGTTCCTCTGGAACTTCTGGTTCTTCAGGTACTTCTGGTTCAAGTGGCACATCTGGTGAATCAGGCACATCAGGAAGTTCAGGGACTTCAGGTTCATCGGGAACCTCTGGTTCTTCTGGAACATCAGGAACCTCTGGTGAATCAGGAACGTCAGGTTCATCAGGAACGTCAGGTTCATCAGGAACGTCAGGTTCATCAGGAACATCTGGTTCTTCTGGAACATCTGGAACAGGATTTGATACAATAAACAATCCATCAAACGGTAGAGTTTTACTTTCCGATGGTACAACAAATGCAGCTACTGCGTCTTCAAATATAACATTTATTGGTAATACATTTAATGTTACCGGTGATGCTATTATTAGCGGAAAACTAACAGCACAAGAATTTTATACGGAATACGTTTCTTCTTCTATTATTTTTGAAAGTGGGTCTACCAAATTTGGAGATTCTCTCGATGATATACATGATATAACGGGAAGTTTAAAAATTACTGGTAGTGTTTCTGTACGAGATTTGTCATTAAACAATTTATCTAAATTTGTTGTTTATGACGATATAACTGGTCAATTCTATTACAACAATGCTGGTGCCGCCGGTTCAAGTGGAACATCTGGAACATCTGGGACATCTGGTCAAACTGGTACATCTGGAACTTCTGGTGTAAATGGAACATCGGGGTCATCTGGTAACTCAGGAACCTCAGGTTCATCAGGAACATCAGGTTCTTCAGGAACATCAGGTTCTTCAGGAACATCAGGTTCATCTGGTGAATCGGGAACCTCAGGTTCATCAGGAACTTCAGGTTCATCTGGTAATTCAGGAACATCAGGTTCATCAGGAACTTCAGGTTCATCGGGTAACTCAGGAACCTCAGGTTCATCAGGAACATCTGGTTCATCGGGTAATTCAGGAACATCTGGGTCTTCTGGGACATCTGGTTCATCTGGTAATTCAGGAACATCAGGTTCGTCTGGAACCTCAGGTTCATCTGGTAATTCTGGAACGTCTGGGTCTTCTGGAACATCAGGAAATTCAGGAACTTCAGGTTCATCGGGTAATTCAGGAACATCTGGTTCGTCTGGAACTTCTGGTGTAAATGGAACATCAGGTTCATCAGGAACTTCCGGCTCATCGGGTAATTCAGGAACTTCGGGTTCATCGGGAACTTCTGGCTCATCGGGTAATTCAGGAACATCTGGAAGTTCGGGAACTTCTGGTGTAAATGGAACATCTGGAAGTTCGGGAACTTCTGGTGTAAATGGAACATCTGGAAGTTCTGGAACTTCTGGTGTAAATGGGACATCGGGTTCATCAGGCACTTCTGGTATATCTGGTGCATCGGGAACTTCAGGTTCATCAGGAACATCAGGTTCATCTGGTAATTCAGGAACTTCAGGTTCATCAGGAACATCAGGTTCATCTGGTAATTCAGGAACTTCAGGTTCATCAGGAACATCAGGAACATCAGGAAATTCAGGAACTTCTGGTTCATCGGGTAATTCAGGAACTTCAGGTTCATCAGGAACATCGGGTTCTTCTGGTAATTCAGGAACATCAGGAAGTTCAGGAACTTCTGGTGTAAATGGAACATCAGGTTCTTCTGGTAATTCAGGAACGTCTGGGTCTTCAGGTACATCCGGTGCAGGGTTCAACACGATAAACAACGCTGGTACTTTCCGTGTTCTACTATCGGATGGTACAACAAATGCAGCTACTGCCTCATCGAATCTATCTATAAACGGTACTGCTTTATCACTCACAGGTTCAGCCACAATTTCAAGTTCCGCCAACTCACAACTTACTCTTATTGGTTCAGGTTCATCTAACCCAATCTTTAAGGTACAAGGTTCTCTTGGTGAATTGTTTGCGGTAACAGATTCAATGTCAGGTTCCCTTTTCTCCGTCAATGATATTTCAGGTCTTCCAATACTTGAAGTATTCTCGGATAATAGAATCCTTATGGGTGATATACAAGCCCCATCACTTTATACAACAAAGAGAAACTCACTTTCAACGGGTGTAACAACACTTTATAGTGTACCGACGGGTTCTTACAATAGTGCTCACGTTGAGTATAATTGTGTGAGTGCCTCCAACGGAAGAGCTGGTACATTTACTGCATTTTGGATTGGTAGTACACTACAATTCAACGAAGTTTCAACAGTGGATGTTGGAAACTCAACAACACTAACTCTTTCAGGTAGTATATCGGGTGGAAACTTTAACTTACAGGCTTCTGCTTCAAGTGCATCATGGGTACTAAAGACAATTATTAGAGGTGTGTAATGGCTTTTAGTTTTGGTAAAATGAATGACCCAGATGCAACATTATTCATTCAGGTGTCTGAAATAACGGGTTCTACACAACGTGGTGCCATCGTTGACCTTGTAAAAGATTTGAAATCAAATAATTTGTGGTCAAAAATGAAAGCCATTTATCCGTTCGTCGGTGGAACTACCACAACTCATAAATGGAATCTAAAAGACCCACGAGATGTTGATGATGCGTTTCGTTTGACATTTAGTGGTGGATGGACTCATAGAAGTACAGGTGCTCTGGGTAACGGTAGTAACGCTTGGGCAAATACTAATCTAAACATTTTTAATAATTTAACGAATGGCGATTTTTCTATTTCGGCATACGTTGTCACTGGTAGCGTAAATAACCAACAATATACTGGAGAGCTAAATTGCAATGCTAACCCATACAACCCTGCCGGTTTGATAGGATTGAGAGTATTCAACAGGACGATAGGAAGTGCTCAATTTAATGGTGGCGATGACCGCACGGAAAGTGCCGCGGCTTCGTCTACTACAATGGGATATGCTATTGGTAGTGAAACATCTAATTCAAATAGAAAATTTTACAAGAATAATTCTTTACTCGATACTAATACAGTAAATTCCACGACGGCGTTACAAAATGGTAATCTATGGCTTTTGTGGGGTGGTTTTGAATATGCCTTATCTGAATTAGCTTTTGTACATATTGGTTCCGGTCTAACAGATGCTGAAGCCAGTTCACTCTACACAATAGTCCAAAAATATCAAACAACATTAGGAAGACAAGTATGAAACTAACAGACATATCACAAGAACAATGGTCAACCTACGTCGGTATTCTAACCGAAGAACAAAAAGATTCCATAGTTGGTCAACAATTTACTACCGATAGTTTCTTCAATCCTATTCACGATAAGAATGATAATTGGATTATATCGGTAGAAGAAATGGCTTATTGTACAAATTCAACCTTCTTATGGGTAAAAGACCTTGACCTTATTCCTTACGAACCAAAAGAATATCCATCACCATTCGGAATATAAAAACGGAGGTACATTAAATGCAAGAAAGAACATTTCTTATTATACCCGTCTCGGAATTGAGTAAAGTAGATTTTACACAAGTCCTAGAAACATCACCCGATACCGTTCGTAAATCAGTTGACGGAACGAAAACATTCATCAAGTGGGAAGGGGAAACACCCCTTTTCATCAGTGAAATCGTTGGTTCTGAAGGGCCATACACGTATGATGGGATATTAGAAATACTAGCAACACCGGAATGGAACAATCCAAATCCGTTTGGTATGGAGTAAAAAATGTCAGGTCGTGTTGGTAAAAAAGGTGATGAAGATGCAGAATCATTTCTTACTGCAGCTGGTATTACAGACAATATTGAATATTGGGCTGTAATAAAATTAACAAGAGATTTGAAATCAAATAATTTGTGGTCAAAAATGAAAGCCATTTATCCCTTCGTTGGTGGAACTGCAAGTACACATAAATGGAATCTAAAAGACCCAAGAGATGTTGATGCTGCGTTTCGTCTTAGTTTTCAAGGCGGATGGACTCATAGTATCACAGGTGCAGACCCAAATGGAACTAATGCTTATGCTAATACGTTTTTTACACCCAATGGTCAATTGGCATTATTTGACGGACATCTGAGCTATTATGCAAGGGAAAACATAACTGTTACAGGAAGTACACAATCTGTAATAGGTGTTGGTTCTAATAGTGGTGGTTGGAATGGTAGAGAGGCATGGTTTATAGAGTTTGCATCTAATAATGCAAATTACTCCCATCATTCCACAAATGCTACAACCGATAGAGGTTATGTAACACCAACTATATCTATGCAGGGTTATAGTATAGGAACAAGAAGAACTAGCGACCCGACTACACTAAAATTCTTCAAAAACAACATTCTAATATCGTCAGCATCTACTTCTGTTGCCGGTCAGGCATTGAACATATATCCGGTTTATATTGCATCTTTTAGGAATCAGACAACTAGTTCTCCATTTGCATCAAATTACACTTCTAATGAGTGTGCTTTTGCCACAATTGGAAACGGTCTCACAGACTCGGAAGTCAGCTCACTCCACACAATAGTCCAAAAATATCAAACAACATTAGGAAGACAAGTATAACATAATTCCATCGGTATCTCATATTTATATCTATACACAAAACTACACCACTAATCTTGGATAGGGAAAAGATATAGTATGCCTAATGAGTTTGTAATTAAGAATGGGTTTTTCTCACAAGGAAACTCAAACGTCACCGGTTCATTTACCGTAACAGGTTCAATGACAGTAATTGGTCCTGAAATTGTAGCCGGAGACCTTACTGTCCGAGGCAATCTAATCGCCTCATCAAGTACGTCAACTACGAATGCTTCTGTTCGAAATCTAAACATCATAAACAACACAACAGGAACTGCAACACAAAGTCTTGGTGTTGGTATTGAATTTGAATCAGAAACAAGTACAACAGAAAATACAACCGTCGGTTTCCTTGATTATGTATGGACAGACCATACTAATGGAACCGAATGGGGTCAATCAGAAATAACTCTGAAAGATACAGGAACTTCTGTTCGGTCTCATTTGTTTGCACCAGGTGTTATTGGTTCGTTTAATGGTGGACTTATAGCCGCAACACCACAACTTGGTGACTTCACAGGAGCATATCCAGAATATAAAGTATATGCATCGGGTAGTACAACAGATGGAACGCAAACATCACTTTCATTCAATGTGTGGAATAACCCAGCTGGATTGGCTGTTCCAAACGATACAACTTGGATGTTTACTTCGTATATTGTTGCAAGAAGAACTGATGCTGATAATGAAAGTGCGGCATACTGGTTACAAGGTGCCATAGATAATAATGCAGGAACAGTTGCTCTTGTTGGTGCCGTTCAAATCACGGCAATAGAAGATACACCGGCATGGGCAGCAACTGCGGTTGCAATTGGTGGTAGATTAGTCTTACGAGTGACTGGTGAAGCTGCAAAAACTATTCGATGGAACGCAGTAACTCATATTGTCCAAGTTAGTGGATAATTATAAGTAAAAGGAGTAATGAAGTATGTCAAATTGGTCAAGAAGTCTTGCTGGAGTACAAACTCTTTCGGAAGTAAGTGCAAGTGCTGCAATTAGTGGTGGTACACTTACATTAGATTTGAGTACCGCTGGTATTTTTTACGTCAATTTAAATGCAAATGTAACTACCTTGACAATATCAAATACTCAAACAATCGGTGCAAGTGCTTTTACATTGATATTTATTGCTGATGGAACACCTCGTTCAGTTACATGGGGTGCAAGTATTTTATGGCCAGGTGGAACTGCACCAACACTTACTTCAACAAACGGTAAAGATGATATATTTTCATTTGTAACGATAGACGGTGGTACAACTTGGTATGGATTCAACGGAGGTCAGAATTTATAAGTTATGCCTTTTATTAAAAACATAGTAGTACAGAAAACAAAGACTCTAGCGGCACCAGTTATACAATACTCACTTTGGGGTTGGGGGGATGGCACTGTTGGTCAAACGGATAATGATATACTTACTTACGTTCCATATCCAGTAGATAATGGAACAACATGGGTGAGTGGGAGTGGTGGTGCCTCACATACAATGGCTATAAAAACAGACGGAACTCTATGGGGTTGGGGTGCTAATGCATTCGGTCAACTTGGTGACCGTACTGTGATAAATAGAAGTTCTCCAGTTCAAATAGGAACTCTTACAAACTGGTTAAAAATTTCTCGCGCCGGTAATACTACATTGTCTATAAAAACAGACGGAGCACTTTGGGCATGGGGTTCAAATGCGTCGGGTCAATTAGGTGATGGTACTGTCATAAATAGAAGTTCTCCTGTTCAAATTGGAACTCTTACAAACTGGGCATCTGTCTCTGGTACAGTTTCACATACAATGGCTATAAAAACCGATGGAACTCTTTGGGGTTGGGGACTTGGTTCATCTGGACAGATTGGTGACGGTACTATTATTTCAAGGTCTTCACCTGTTCAAATTGGAACTCTAACAAATTGGGCATCTGTTTCTGCTAATAGTCTTTACTCAATGGCTATAAAAACTGACGGAACTCTTTGGGGTTGGGGACTTGGTACATCTGGACAATTAGGTGATAATACTGCTTTATCTAGAAGTTCTCCTGTTCAAATAGGAACTCTTACAAACTGGGCATCTGTCACTGGTGGTTCTGGTCATACAATGGCCATAAAAACAGACGGAACACTTTGGGGTTGGGGTGCAAACACAAGCGGACAGATTGGTGACGGTACTACTACAACAAAGTTTTCACCTGTTCAAATTGGAACTCTAACAAACTGGGCATCTGTTATTGCTAGTGGTAATCCCGGCGGTAATCATACAATATCCATAAAAACCGATGGAACTCTGTGGGTTTGGGGTAATTCTACTTCTGGTCAATTAGGTGACGGTACTACTAATGATAGAAGTTCTCCTGTTCAAATAGGAACTCTTACAAACTGGGCATCTGTTTCTGCTGGGTCATCCCATACAATAGCCATAAAAACAGACGGAACAATATATACATGGGGAGCTGCATTATCTGGACAACTTGGATATACGATGCAACGTTCCTCACCTGTTCAAATTGGTGATGGTTATTCTTGGTCAAACATTGATGCAGGCCGAATCGGCACCAGTGCAGGACTTCACACAATGGGTGTTAAAACCAATGGAACTCTATGGGGTTGGGGTGGAAATCCATCTGGTCAACTAGGTGACGGTACTTTGATATTTAGAAGTTCACCTGTTCAAATAGGAACTCTTACAAACTGGTCATCTGTTGAATGTGGTACTGATTCTTCATTTGGTTTGAAAACGGATAATACCTTATGGGGTTGGGGATACAACGTAAATTTTGAACTCGGAGACGGCACATCTACATCTAAGAGCTCCCCCGTTCAGATTGGAAGTTTATCATGGAAAAAAGTTTCAGCTGGTGCTGCGTTTACAGTTGCTATTTCATCTGATGATAAATTGCAATCATGGGGGTCTACTTCTGCTGGTAAACTTGGATTTGGATTTAATAACAGTCCTGTTCAATTAAATTCCACATATGATTGGTCAAGTGCAGCTGCATCTGCCGGAAGTATTATTGGATTAAAAACAAACGGAACTCTGTGGTCATGGGGAAGTAATACACAAGGTGAACTCGGTTTAAATGATACAATAACTAGGTCATCACCCGTCCAAATAGGAACAGATGTAAACTGGTATTCAATTGATATGGGATTCGAAATAGGCTCAACATCGGTCGGCGCGATAAAAACAGATGGTACACTTTGGACATGGGGGAACGGTGGTAGTGGACAGTTAGGTCATTCAAATACGGCAAATCGAAGTTCACCTGTTCAAGTTGGAACTTTAACAAGTTGGTCTAAAATCTCTGTTGGAACCGCATGGATGATGGCATCAAGAACAGATGGAACTCTTTGGGTATGGGGTGGTTCTCCTAATTTTGGACAACTTGGTCAAAATAACACAAGTACCTTTAGTTCTCCTGTTCAAATAGGAACACTAAATACATGGTCACAAATTGCAGCAGGTCGATATAGCGCATTTGCTATAAAAACAGATGGAACATTATGGTCTTGGGGATTAAATACAAGTGGTGAACTTGGAGACGGAACAGTAATTAATAGAAGTTCTCCTGTTCAAATAGGAACTCTTACAAACTGGTCAAAAATATATGCCGGTGGTGATTCAACATCTGCTGGTTCAACGATAGCTATAAAAACAGATGGTACTCTTTGGATGTGGGGCCGATATGCATCCGATGGTACAACAGTTTCACGAAGTTCTCCTGTTCAAATAGGAACACTCACGAATTGGTTATCTGCGTCCTCTGGAGGAAATGTTTCGAACTTTGCAATAAAAACCAACGGAACTTTATGGACTCTAACTTCCTTTAGTAATGGAGATACTGGAGATGGAACTTATAATGGTAGAAGTTCTCCTGTTCAAATTGGTACTTTAACGTCATGGTCTTTTGCATTAGCGACTAGTTCAACTGGTTATGCCATAAAAACTGATGGTTCTTTGTGGGGATGGGGTGGCAATGTATTGGCATACTATCCAAAAGTAATTCATGCTCAAAACACTTCAAATATTATAAGACCCTGTATAATAGATGTGGATAATTGGGGTGAAGTTTCTGCTGGAGCTAGTTATTCTATGGCCATAAAAACAGACGGAACACTTTGGGGTTGGGGTAGAAACGGCAACGGTCAGTTGGGTGATAATACGACCACAACACGGTCTCAACTTGTTCAAATAGGCAATCTCACTGATTGGTCAAAAGTTTCTGCTGGTGATTCACACACGATGGCTATCAAAACCGACGGAACTCTATGGTCTTGGGGAACGGGAACTAGTGGTCAGTTGGGATTAGAATCAACAACACCATCGTGGACTATTGACAGAGGAACTAACTGGGCAACAATTTCTGGAGGTGCTACATATACATTAGCCGTAAAAACAGATGGAACACTATGGTCTTGGGGGAATGGTCTTCTAGGCCGATTAGGCACCGGTAATACTACAAGTAGAAGTTCACCTACTCAAATTGGAACCCTCACAAACTGGTCATCTGTTTCTGCTGGTTTTGGTAATAATTTAGCCCTAAAAACTGATGGAACTATGTGGGGATGGGGACAAAATGCAAATGGAGAAATCGGAGATTTTACTTTAACTTCCAGAAGTTCTCCTGTTCAAGTTGGACTTAATGCAAGTAATTGGTTATCTGTTTCTATGGGTTCAAATCATGGAGTCGGAATCAAAACCGATTACACAATTTGGTCATGGGGCGTTAATAGTTCAGGTCAACTTGGTGATGGCACCACAACTTCAACTAGTTTTCCTGCTCAAATTGGAACTGGCACAGACTGGTCAAAAGTTTCTTGTGGTCAAAATCACACAATTGCCATAAAAACAGATGGAACTCTTTGGGCATGGGGTGGAAATTCCGTTGGACAATTAGGTGATAATAATAGTCCATTTGGCAAAAGTTCACCTGTTCAAATTGGGACTCTTACAAATTGGTCATCTGTTTCCGCTGGTTCTAATAATTCACTTGCTATAAAATCGGATGGAACTTTATGGGCATGGGGCTCGAATACTAATGGACGATTGGGAATAACAACACCAGTTTTACCAATAAAATTGGATAGTGGTGCTAATTGGTCAACTGCTGGTTTATCTTCACATTCTATGGTTGTAAAAACCGATGGAACTCTATGGGGATGGGGATTAAATTCAAACGGACAATTAGGACTTAATGATACAATAAATAGATCGTCACCTGTACAAATCGGCACAGACACTAATTGGTCAACTGTTGCTGCTAATTCTGGATTTACACTTGCTATAAAAACAGATGGAACACTTTGGTCATGGGGACAAAATTCAAATGGTCAACTTGGTCAGACTATATCAACTGGTATAAATCGTTCTTCACCCGTTCAAGTTGGTACTTTAACAAATTGGTCAAAAATATCAATAGGACCAAATTTTGCAACTTCTATTAAAACAGACGGTACTTTATGGGTGTGGGGTAGTAATGGAAACGCTCAACTCGGTTTAAATAATTTTACTCAACATTCTTCTCCTGTGCAAGTCGGCACAGACACTAATTGGTCTTCCATATCTGCCGGCGGTAACGCATTTTGTGTTGCTATTAAAACAGATGGAACACTATGGTCTTGGGGTAATAATACAAATGCTGAACTTGGACAAAATAATACCATATCTAGAAGTTCTCCTGTTCAAATAGGAACAGATGTAAACTGGTCAAGAATATCAGCCGGCGCATCTGTTACATTAGCTATAAAAACAGACGGAACTCTATGGGGATGGGGCGCCAATGCAGCATATTCTCAAATAGGTGATGGGACATCTACAACTAGAAGTTCCCCTGTTCAAGTTGGTACGCTAACAAATTGGTCTTCCATATCTGTTGGTGGTCAAACATCCACTGCATTAAAAACAGATGGGACTCTATGGACATGGGGTGGCGGTTCAAATGGTGAATTTGGCGACGGAACTTTTACTTCCCCAAGAAATTCCCCAGTTCAAGTCGGCACTCGCACAGATTGGAAATCTGTATTTGCTGCTGGTTCAGTGCCAACCAGTATTTACCATGTAATGGCAATCGATACATCGAATAACTTATATGGGTGGGGAATAAATACCACAGGACAACTTGGTTTAAATAATGTAGTATCATACAATTCAACTGGATATTCATCGCCAATTCAAGTGGGTACTCTTACAAATTGGGCATCTGTTTCTGCTAACGGTGGTAGTGGTGGTTCACATACAATTGCTGTAAAAACCGATGGAACTCTATGGGGTTGGGGTGGAAATCCATCTGCTCAATTAGGTGACGGTACTCTTGTAACTAGAAGTTCTCCTGTTCAAATAGGAACTCTTACAAATTGGTCGAGAATTTCTGCTGGTGGTGGACATTCAATATCAATAAAGACAGATGGTACACTACGTGCATGGGGTGGAAACACAAATGGCGAATTGGGTAGAGGATTCATAGCCGGCCCAGTTTCCCGTTCTTCACCTGTTCAATTGGGCGAAGACCAATGGACATCGGTTTATGCCGAAAATTCAAATACAATGGCAATCCGCTCAGATGGAACTCTTTGGGGGTGGGGTCTAAATACAGCCGGTTATATTGGAGATGGAACGGTAATTTCTCGTTCATACCCCGTACAAATTGGTACATACTCTAAATGGAAACAAGTTTCTTCTGGTGCTTCTCATACCGTTGCTATTCGTGAAGAATAATCCACTTGGTATTTAAAAGAAAAATTACTATATTCATACCATTCCATAGTTATAGTAATAAAAATGTTATGTTTAAGATAAAAGGTTATGTAAATGAAAAACCGAGCAGATAAAATAGTACCGGGTCAAATGCACCCACTTGATATTGCACTCCAAGCCAGCATTAACGGTCATCCTGAAATTAGTGAAGATATTTTACGTTCTCAACCACAAGATGACCTTCGAGTTCTTTTCAATCTTGGTTGGCACGAAATGAGACATGGTAATCTCAAAAAGGCAATGGAACACTTTAACTACGGTCGGTATATCGACGTATTTGGACTACCACCACTTCCAGGAAAAATTTGGAAGGATGAACCACTCGAAGGAAAAACACTTCTTTTCAGATGTGAAGGTGGTTATGGAGACCAAATTCTTAACTTTCGTTTTGCAAAACATTTTGTAGAAAAAGGTGCAAGAGTTCTTGTCTCTTGTGCACCAGAATTAAAAGAAATATTTTCTCGTCACGGATATATTTGTATTGACAATGAAGTTGCAATGGGTGCTCATTACGATTATTGGGTTCCAGCTATGTCAGCGGCATTTATCTTGGATATGGAATACGAAGACCTTGACGGTTCTCCATTTCTAAAACCAAAAGAACCAAGAACACTTTTCGCAAAGAAAGGAACTTTAAAGGTTGGTGTTCGTTGGTCTGGTAGTCCTGACTTTGAAGATGAACAACATCGTAGATTTGACCCAAATCTTATGATTGACCTTCACGATATTCCAAATACAACATTCTATTCACTTCAACGTGATGAAAATCTTGTTGATGGTTTGCCATTTGGTGATATGAGAGAACAAATGAAATCATGGGAAGATACTGCAAACATCATGGCAGATTGTGACATTATCATTAGTTCTTGTACCGCAACTGCACACCTTGCCGCGGCAATGGGTAAACCAACTTGGGTTCTAACTCCTATTATGCCTTACTATACTTGGGCAGTTCCTGGTGATGGTTCAAGGTGGTATGATTCGGTAAAGTTGTATCGTCAAGTAAAATATGGTGAATGGGATGTTCCATTCCAAAAGATTCGTGAAGACCTAACAAAGTTAGCGGAAAACCACAAATGAAATTAGATGTAATTTTACGAACTCATGATAAACGAGAAATACACATTTCAAAATCACTTCGTTATTGTGGTGTCAATAAAACGACGGTAGTAAAAAAATGTGTAAAGTCTCTTATAGAATCGTGTAATAATTCAGAACACGATATAACCTATTGGTGGTATGATGACCACTCTTCTGAAGAAACAATACAAGAATTACACGAATTTTTTAGTAAGTCAAAACACCCATACAACTTTATTCCACTGGAAGAAGAAGGTTGGCGGTCAAGTGGTTTAGCTCAATTTGAACGTGGTAGAGATTCTGATGCTGATTTAGTTTACTTTGTAGAAGATGATTATCTTCATTATCCATCCGCAATCGATGAGATGGTTGATGCTTATACTACGTTCAAGAAAAATTTGGGTAAAGAAATTTCAATCCATCCATTTGATGACCCAGATAATTACCTTCCGGTTTGGATTGAACCTTGCCGTATTGTTTACGGAAAAAATCGTCATTGGAGAACAAATCTACATACAACATTTACATTTCTCTGTAATCCAGAATTGGTTCGTGCAAATTGGCACATCTTCTATACCATGGCAACTGAGTATGGTACTGTTTGGGGTGAGATGAATTACGTCAACGAATCAACGATGGTCAATAAACTGTGGAGAGATGACGTAACTTTGTTTACACCGATTCCGTCAGTAGCTTTACACATGGCATATGAAACACAGAAAGACCCTTATTTGGATTGGAAAGAACTTTGGGATAGGTTTGAAATATGAATAAAAGAGACGATTTAAAATATGACTATGATTGGTTTAGTAAGAATTTAGCAGAAATTCTTTTTTCGGTAAAACCAACAATAAAAGAAATTAAAAATCCAAAAATACTTGAAATCGGTGGATTTGAAGGACGGTCTACTAGATGGTTTATCGAAAACTTTCTAAACGATGGCGGAGAATTGCATTGTATTGATACATGGGAAGGTAGTTTGGAACACGATGAAATGGACATGGATTTCTCCAGTATCTACGATGTGTTTTCTCACAACCTTCGAGAATATATTGATGACGGAACTTGTATAGTTCATCGTGGTATGTCAAAAGATATTTTACCAAAACTTTTATCAGAAGGACATCAATTTGATTTTATCTATGTTGACGGAAGTCACCTTGCATCGGATGTTATTATTGATGGAGTTCTTTCTTATCTATTATTAAAAACGGGTGGTATTCTTGCTTTTGACGATTATATGTATGGGTACACGGATAAAAGACCGTATGATATACCACACCATGCAATAAACTTCTTTGATTCTGCATTTAGAGACAGAGGAAGAATTGAACTTCTCGGTTTAAATTTAATGGCAACTTATAAAAAGTTAGAATAACATCATACCATCATATTTATATTTATTAGTAGAATGGAGTAAATATGAGATACGTGTATGTCCAAGACGAACAAGTAATAGAAGGGCCGGTAATGTTACCAATAAATTGGAATAACATTTCCAATTTTAATGTATTAGATAACATTACTCTTAAATCATATGGGTGGTATCCACACAGATTTTTAGAGATACCATTGAACGATGATGAAGTGTATGATGGTAGTTATTATGTTATAGAAGAAAATGAAGTCGTTGAGTATCAAAGAAAACGCCAAAAGACACAGGAAGAAATCCAAAGTGAAATTAATGGTAGATGGGATAACATTAGGTCACGGAGAAATATATTACTCGGAGAATCTGATTGGACACAACTTGCAGATGTTTCATTGTCAGATGAAAAAAAAGAAGAATGGAAATTGTATCGCCAATCACTAAGAGACATAACAAATTTCGATAGTCCAGACCACGTAATATGGCCAAATAAGCCGGAGTAATGAATGCAAAAACTTGTTGAAGAAATAGTAAACGAACTTAAACTGCAACTTTTTAATGAGGAAGATAAAGGTGATAAAACTATCATTGCAATTTATCCTGGCCGTTTTCAACCGATGGGTTCCCATCATAAAGCTGCTTATGACTGGTTGGCTAAACAATTCGGTGAAAAGAATACTTACATTGTTACTTCCGATAAAACAGACCCTCAAAGGTCTCCTTTTTCTTTTGCAGAAAAGAAGAAAATCATAAATAAACACGGTATTAAAAACGTTGTAAAAGTAGTTAGTCCTTATAATCCACAAGAATTACTTCAAAAATTTGACCCAAAGAAAACGGTTATCGTTTACATGATTGGTGAAAAAGATTCTGGTAGATTATCTGGATATAAACGTCTTATGAAGTATAATAAGACAACTGCAATTCCGTATAAAGATATAAGTAATCCATATGCGTACTATGTTTATGCGCCTCATATTTCAATGAATATACCAAGTTTTGGTGAAATGTCAGGCACAAATATTCGTAAGGCACTTAGTGATAGAGCTGCAAAATTATCTGAGTTAAAATCGAGATTTAAATCGATTATGGGTTGGTTTGATGCAGACATCTTCAATATGGTAATTGGTAAGATGAATACAAATCGTGGTAATTTGGAAGAATCTGTTGGAAACTGGATTACTAACTTACATAATATGTCTGCGGAACAATCAAAAAAATTCTTGAGTATCCTGAAGAAAGAATACAATGATACAAAAGATTTGATTCCTATCTTCAGAAAATATATGAGAACAAAGTCTCTTACTCAAAAAGAACGTGAGACAATAGTTACTCAATTAAGAGATATTGCAAAAATTATGGGACTTGGTGCGATTGCAATTGCACCGATACCCGGTAGTGAATTTCTGATACCACCAATTATTTCTCTCGGTAGAAAGTATGGTGTAAACTTACTACCTGAAAACGAAGAAAAGAAATCGGAATCTCTTCCAATTGTAAAGAGAGAATTTTGGGACAAGGTGTTCGAAGAAGTTTTGAACGAAGAAACACTCATTGCAGAAGGTGGAGTTGCAGGTCACATGACTCACCCATTTGAAGATATGGGTCTTACATTTGGTGATATGAAAGAAATGTTCCGACTTGGATTATCTGGTGAAATAACAACAACAGGTGCACCATCTGAAAAGTTAGATGGACAAAATCTGTTTGTTACGTTCAAGAAAGGTAAACTATATGCTGCAAGAAATAAGGGTGACATTAAATCCGGTGGTATGGATTACAAATCTATAAAGACAAAATTTGCAGGACGTGGAGAAATAGAACGAGCCTTCACTTATGCATTCAGAGACTTAGAACAAGCAATCCAAAATCTAACTGAAAAACAACAACAAAAGATTTTCAAAAACGGAACTGCGTGGATGAATCTTGAAGTTATGTACCCTGAAAGTGCAAACGTTATAAACTATGACGGTGCATACATTGTTTTTCACGGAAGTTCTTTGTATAATAAAGAAGGTATAAAAGTAGAAGATTATCCAGAGTATGCGAATATTCTTGCTGGTATGATTAAACAAGTAAATGCCGATACACAAAAAACATTCAGTATTTCCAAACCAAAGAAACTTACGATTGCAAAATCAAAGAATTTCAAACAAAAACTTCAATATTTTACAGACCAACTTACTAAACTTCAAAATGAAATGAATTGCAAAGATTCAGATACTCTTGGTATGTGGCATCAACGTTGGTGGGAAAATTATATTAAGACTAACTCAAAGAGATTGAATGTTAAAGTTGATGAAAAAACAATGCAAGGTCTTGTTAAAAGATGGGCTTTTTATGATAAGTCATTTGTTTTGAATACTGCAAATATTCCAAATGCAGAACTTTTAGGTTGGGCAAAGGAAGTTGATAAAACAAAACTTCAAGAACAACAAAAGAAAAACATCAAACCATTCGAACTTCTTGTTTTGAAATTTGGTGCTGAAGTTCTTAAAAATGTTAGTGATGTAATGGCACTAAACCCAGAAAAAACAACACAAAAGATACGGAAGGACGTTGAAGACGCAATCCAAACACTTTCAAATTCAACAGACGTGAATGATTTGAAAGTTTTGAAAACACAACTTTCTCGTATTAAAGCTGCTGGTGGAATGAATTCAATCGTCCCACTCGAAGGTATCGTATTTAACTTTAATGGTAAGTCATATAAGTTAACAGGTGCATTTGCACCAGTAAATCAATTACTTGGTTATTTTAAATTTGGTTGATATTTATAGAATATAGTTTCATTCTAATTTTGGTGGTATATGGCGGACATAAAAATTGACAACATACAAGACGTTAAAAAACTTTTACGAGGAGAACATCAATCTCAAAATACCATACAGGTTGGTTACAAACCAACTGAAGAACCGAAGGTTACAAGAGAAATCGGTGATAGATGGTTTGATTCAGATGGTAATGAATGGGAACAAAAGAATGGGTATATTGCAAAACTTGGTAAAGAATGGCAACAAGATTTGCACAAGTATCTCAATGAGTTTCCAAATTGTCCAAAAGAAAGTTGTACCTGTGGTGTCCCTAAAAGATTAGATGATAAGATGAAGAAAATACACGGTATGTGTTTTGATTGTGTGGTTGACATGGAACATCAAATTAGATTAGATGGTAAATGGGAAGAATACGAACGTGAAAAGGTAAAATTAAACGCACTTGCTTGGCTACAAGAAGCAGAGAAGGATAAAAATTTAATAGCAGAGGAACTTTCAAAAGTAGAATTTGCAAATAGTTTCGGTGATGCCGAGAAATGGGATACTGGCACCACAAAGGAACAAATTCTTCAAAAGATAGAAGATGAGTTTCAAAAGTTTCGTGAAGATTTTATTCAGAAATTGGAGAACCCGGATGATGGAACAACTTAAAGCTGGATTATCGTCAATGATTTCAGACGTTGATGGTTCAGTATCTTCTAAAAGAGTTGTAACGTTTTTGTGTGTAGCCGCTATGTTGATAACATGGTGTGCAAATCTTTTTTGGGGATTTCAAATCACAGAGTTTATCTTTGAAGGTTTGATGTATATCATCATCGTTGGTCTTGGTGTTGCAACGGCTGAGAAGTTCACACGAAAAGGGCAATAAGTATGGCAAAAGAGATTGTTATAGAACGCAATGTGCCTACTAACAAGAAATTGTATAGTAGTGTAAAGTCACGTATTAAGAAGAAATTTAAAGTATGGCCGAGTGCGTATGCCTCGGCCGCACTTGTTAAAGCATACAAAGCCGCCGGTGGTGGTTATCGTAAAGTAAAAGAAACAATTCAAAACCCAGAGTATCGTTTGGAATCATATAAAACAAACGAATGTGGTAAAATCGTAGAATTAAATTTTGCAATTCAAGAAGGTAAAGATTTTCTTGGTGAAGCTGAATATCGTGGACGTAAAGTCTCTCTTGGTAAACCTTTCAGAACACCATCCGGCCCAAAGAAATTTTCTGTATATGTGAAAAACCCAAAGGGTAATATTGTAAAAGTAAACTTTGGTCATTTGGGTACTGGTGGTAAAAAGACGATGAAGATAAAGAAGTCAGACCCACAACGTCGTAAATCATTCCGTGCAAGACATAATTGTGATACTCCAGGTCCTCGTCATAAAGCACGTTACTGGAGTTGCCGATTCGGATGGCCTTCATCTGGTAAGGGTTCTATTGATAAGACATAAGTTATGAATGCTGCAACATTCAATCTTCTCTTAACACCTTACTTTGAATCTCACTTACCACAAAGTAGGTCAGATGCCGCCGATGCAATTGCAACTGCATACCATCTATCGAACATAGGTCAAACAACAACAATGTTTGGTGCACCTCTGATAAATGCAGATAAGACGGTATTAAAAACTTTTATCGAATTATCACTTGATATAAATTTCTACGGGTCACAAACAAAAGCAATATTAAGTTCAATTATAGCCAGTATAACATCTACGATAAAAGAATTACAAGCTGGTTCTAAAACGGCTCTAAGAGACGCACAACAATTCATATCGGTTCAAATAAATTCATTAGTTTCCTCATTACCTGCACCACTTGCATTTTTAGGTGGGATTATATCTGGACTGATTGACTCTATAATAGGTCAACTCGTTTCTCAATTAAACGCCGGTATAGATAAAATATCAGAGGAAATCTATAACAAGTTAAGAAAACTACAAGGTATAATTGATTCTTTGGATGTTTCTGGTATTGCATACACAGTAATGGCATCTGGATTTTCTTTGTATTGGTTGACTGCGGTTATGTCTCCTATGCCACCTATGCCGCCTTGTATTGCACCAACTGGCGGTACTACCATACTTTTTCCAGGTTCACCAATACCCTTGAATAAAGATTTAAAAGAAACATTCAAATCTGCACAATCAACTCCCGAAGCAATTGTAAAATTGTATAATTCTTTGATTGGTCATCAATTAACAGTGGCAGGAATATACACAGGAATAATACCTTTATTTCCATCACCTGTTCCGGGACCACCTATTCCGTGGTTTGGTTTATTGAATATACCTTTACCAAATTAAAAATAAATTGTGTATATTTATTCTTATGACACAGTGTCAAGAACATATCGCAAAATTAGTTATCCGTGAATACGTGAAGGAATATCTCATGGAAGGAAAGAAACCTTCTGGTGGATTAACCAAATGGTTCAGGGAAAAATGGGTGGATATTTCTCGAAAAACAAAATCGGGTGGTCATCCTCCATGTGGTGCATCCGCTGGTTCAAAGCAGAGAAAAGGTGGTAAGAGAGCTTATCCAAAATGTGTTCCTGTTAGTAAAGCATCTGGTATGTCATCCAAACAGAAGAAAAGTGCGGTATCACGTAAACGTAAACATGGTTCAACTGGACGTGGTAAAGCAAAATTTGTATCAACGAATCCGAGTAAGTAAATGATAAAGAACATTATTATGAACATTCTAATACCAATAATCGCCATCGGTGGTGTTGGTATGGCTATTTATTCTTCTATGATGCAAGATGAACGAGTAACGGAGAATATGAGAATTGCCGATTCACTTCGTGCAGAAGTAGACAAATATCATCAAAAGTATGACAGTATTCTTGTTGTTGCACAATTATTAGATTCTGCCGTTACCCATCAAGAAGAAACGGTAAAGATAGTAAAACAAACATTTGTAAAATACAAAACACCACCAATCAATCATTCAGATTCGGCGGTAAAATTTTTAGAAGAATTCATCGAGGAGTGATATGAAATGGACATTACCAATTTTATTTCTGCTTGCGGTTATTACATCAAATGGGCAATCACAAGATTCAGTAGTTTGTTTGCCAAAAAGTAACATACTTACTCTTGCTAACAAAATCCAATTATTAAAAGACACTATCCGTTGGCAAAAAGATATAATCATTGCACAAGATACTCTTGTTAGTACACAAAAACAACGAGCACTTGTTTACGAAAGTCAATTAGAAAACCGTCAGACTGTAATCAATTTGATGGAACAGGAAAATAAGAAACTCCGTGAGACTATTGATATTATGATGCCAAAGTGGTATGATAATAAATGGTTGTGGCTAGGTGGTGGTGCAACGGTTGCAACAATCATTTTGGGCGTGATATTGTAATGATTCAACAAAACAAAACGTTACGTGATATAATCAAAGAAGAGTATGTAAAATGTGCCGCTAATCCGGTATATTTTATGAAAAAATACGCCAAGATTCAACACCCTGTACGTGGTAAAATTCTATTTGAACTGTGGGACTTTCAGGAGGATGTTCTTCGTGATTTTCAAAACCACAGATATAACATCTGTTTGAAATCCCGTCAGTTGGGTATCTCAACTCTTATAGCTGGTTATTCTCTTTGGTTGATGTTATTTCAAACTGACCAAAATATTCTCGTTATTGCCACGAAACAAGAGACTGCTAAGAACCTTGTAACAAAGGTTCGAGTCATGTATGATAATCTTCCATCTTGGTTGAAGACCTCTGTAATCGAAGACAACAAATTGTCACTTCGTTTCAAGAATGGTTCGCAAATAAAGGCTGTATCTGCCGCCGCTGATGCAGCTCGTTCTGAAGCTCTATCTCTTCTTATTATTGACGAGGGAGCGTTCATTGATAACATCGAGGAAATTTGGGCCTCTGCACAGTCTACAATCAACACTGGCGGTTCTGCAATTATCAACTCGACTCCTAACGGGGTTGGTAATTTTTATCACAAACAGTGGGTTAATGCAAAGACTGGTAGAAGTGCATTTAATCCAATCTTCCTACACTGGACTGTTCACCCTGAACGTGACCAAGCTTGGAGAGACCAACAAGACATCATTCTTGGCCCAGCACTTGCTGCCCAAGAGTGTGATGGTGACTTCCTTTCATCGGGTAACTCTGTTGTTGACGGTAATATCATCGACTGGTATCAGAAAACGTATATAACAGAACCAAAAGAAAGAAGAGGTGCAGAAGACGCACTTTGGATATGGGATTATCCTGACCCAAATAAATCTTACATGATTTCTGCGGACGTTGCTCGTGGTGATGGAAAAGACTATTCTGCCTTTCATATCATTGACATTGAAAACGTAGAGCAAGTTGCGGAGTATCAAGGTAAGTTAGACACCAAATCATTTGGCAATCTTCTTGTATCTCTTGCAACTGAATACAATGATGCCTTACTTGTAGTTGAAAATGCTAATATTGGTTGGGCAGTAATCCAACAAATAATTGACCGTGGTTATCCAAATCTTTACTACACGTATAAAGAAGATGGTTATACCGACCCATCGGTTCACATACCGAAGGGATATGACCTCAAGGATAAATCACAGATGGTTCCTGGATTTACAAACAGTTCAAAGACAAGACCACTTATCGTTTCGAAGTATGAGATGTATTTCAGAGAAAGAGTGCCAATTATTAAGTCGAATCGTCTTGCAGAAGAAATGTTCGTGTTTATTTGGAACGGTGGTAGAGCAGAAGCCCAAACGGGATATAATGATGACTTAGTAATGTCATTCGCTATCGGAATGTGGGTCAGAGATACTGCTTTGAAACTTCGTCAAGAGGGTTTGATGAAAACAAAATTGAGTTTGGAATATATGAAAAAGTCAACACAGGTTTATAATCCGGCTATGAGAAACGATATGAAGAAAGATTCTGGCTGGGCAATGGATGTTGGTGATAATAAACCAAGTGAAGATTTGACGTGGTTAATGTAAAAGTGTATTAAAAAATACTTCCGTATATTTATATGTATGAATTCATAATTAAACAGGTAACAAATGGCACAAAAATCATTATTTGACCGACTTAAAACACTTTTCTCAACAAACGTTGTTGTGAGAAACGTCGGTGGTAAGAAATTAAAAGTAATCGATACTGCTCGTTATCAAGCCGATGGTAATCCACACACATCAAAAGTAATTGATAGATACGGTAGGTTACATGGAACTCGCGGAACTCCTATCTCCGTTTACAATCAGTATAACTCATTCTCTGCAACAAAGATTGACCTTTACACAGACTATGAGGCAATGGACACTGATGCCATCATTTGTTCTGCACTTGACATTTATGCAGATGAATCAACACTGAAAAATGATACTGGTGATGTTCTTACAATCAAAACGGATAATGATAACATTCGTAAAATTCTTCATAATTTGTTCTATGATGTTTTGAATGTTGAATATAATCTATGGCCGTGGATTCGTAATCTTTGTAAGTATGGTGACAATTATCTTTACCTCGATGTAAAAGAAGGTCTTGGTGTTACAAACGTTGTTCCACTTTCACCGTATGAAATGCAACGTGATGAAGGAACAGACCCCGAACACATCTATATGACCAAGTTTATTTACGAAGGTCCACTTGGTAAAGGTGAATTTCAGAATTATGAAATTGCTCACTTCCGTCTTTTGGGTGATACAAACTTCTTACCGTATGGTAAGTCAATGTTGGAAGGTGCTCGTAAACTTTACAAGCAACTTGTTCTCATGGAAGATGCGATGTTGATTCACCGTATCATGAGAGCTCCTGAAAAGCGTATCTTTAAGATTGATATTGGTAACATCCCACCAGCGGAAGTTGACCAGTATATGCAAAACATCATGAATCAAATGAAGAAAACACCTGTGGTAAATGAACAAACAGGACAGTACAATCTTCGTTATAATATGCAAAACATCTTGGAAGACTTCTATCTTCCTGTTCGTGGTGGTCAAGCTGGAACTGCAATCGAAACACTACCTGGACTTCAATATCAAGCAATCGAAGACGTTGAATATCTGAAGGGTAAGATATTTGCTGCTCTCAAGGTTCCAAAGGCATATCTTGGATTTGATGAATCTCTTGAGGGTAAGGCAACTCTTGCCACACTTGATATTCGATTTGCAAGAACAATCGAACGTATTCAACGTATTGTTGTTTCTGAGTTAACAAAGATTGCGATTGTACACCTTTATTCACAGGGTTATGAAAATGCAGACCTTGTTAATTTTGAAATATCTCTTACCGGCCCATCTATCATTTATGAGCAAGAGAAGATTGCTCTGATGAAAGAAAAGGTAGACCTTGCTGGTTCACTCATCGAAAAGAAATTACTTTCCATGAACTACATCTATTCAAATATCTTCAATCTATCAGAAGATGAAGCAGAATTTGAAAAGAATCAAATCATCGAAGATATTAAACTTCAATTCCGCCAAAAGCAAATTGAAAGCGAAGGTAATGACCCAGCAATCACGAAGGAATCCTTCGGTACTCCACACGACTTGGCTACTATGAATATTTTTGGTGGTAAAAATGTCAGACAAATAAATGACATTGAAGTACCAGACGGAGGATGGCCGGGTGCAGGCAGACCACCTGAACATCGTTCAACATATGGAACAGATGCTAGTTCTTTTGGTAGAGACCCACTTGGTAAAAAAGATATTAGTAAAACTCTTAATGTTAATAGGTCGCCGAAACATAATTATAAAGGTGGGTCACCGTTGACAACAGAAGGTCAGGAATTATCAAAAGAATTTTCAAACTTGTTAGACAGTATGTCTGGAATGAAAATGAAAACGAAATCTATTATTTCTGAAAGTTTGAAGCCATCTGCACAAAATGAAAATAATGAGCCAAATCTTTTAGATGAGTCGAATTTATTGGAAGAAATGTAATTACGGATATATTTATTTAATGAACATAATACTCATGGGTAAACATAAATGAAGAAGGTTAAACACTCAAAATTTAAAAATACTGGTATGTTATTTGAGCTTTTAGCAAGACAGATAACATCGGACATCATATCTACAAACGAGTCCGTAGCCACAAATATTCTCAAGAAGTTCTTTGGTAAAAATAGTGAACTTTTAAAGGAGTATGGTCTTTATAAAACATTGTGTGATGAAAAATTTTCTTCGGATTCAAAGGCAACAATGCTCATCGAAGCAGTATTGAAGGCAAGAAAGAAATTGGATAAAACGAAATTGAGAGAAGAAAAATATCAATTGATTAAATCGATTAATGAAAATTTCAATATCAATTCATTCTTTCAAACGAAAGTTGGGAATTACAAACTTCTTGCTTCTATTTACAAAATCTTTGAATATAGTGAGATAGAAAATCCAACGGAAATAACACGTTCAAAGATAACGATTATCGAAAATATGACATCGGAAAATCGTAGTAGATTAACAGAAGATGTTGCTGGTATTAGAAACGAGCCAAAAGAAATTCGTTTATTATCATATAAGATACTCGTCGAGAAGTTCAATCAGAAATATGGTGAACTCTCCCAAGAACAAAAAGCAGTTCTTCGTGAATATATCGGAAACGTAAGTAATACGAATAATTTAAAAGAGTTCTTGAAGACAGAAGCTATTAGAGTTCAAGATGTCTTAACGAAAAAAGTAAAGAACGTTAAAGACAAATCTTTGAAGATAAAATTGGCAGAGGTTATTAATCTTCTTAATGAATATAAGACGATAAAGAACGTAGAAGAAAATCACGTATCTGCTCTATTAAGATATTATAGTTTAATTGACGATTTATAAGTGGAGTAAATAATGCCAGATGTAAATGAAATACATCCGTATAACTATGGTTCAAACCAAGCATCGGACTTCGAAAGAAAAGGACACCCAGGAAAATTTTTATTCTCGATTACTTGTACTTCCGGTACAACTAATTTTACTGGCTCCAATTATGGCGTTGGTGGGGTAATTGTCCCTGCTGGAACAATCGGAACAGCTTCACTTTCAGCCGGCGGTGTGATACCACTTTCGATTCTTACTGGTAGTATCGGTGTAGTTGAACTTTCACTTTCAAGTGTTAAAGTTGATTCTGGAACAGTATATGCTTTAATTCGTAATCAAATGATTAGGTAATCATATGAACATAAAAGAATTCATACAGAAACTTAAAGAATCCGAAGATTATAAAAAGTTTAAAGGCGAAATGTCTGAAATGAGTGTGACAGGTGCCGTTGCTGGTTATGATACTCCAAAAGCATTTGCACCTTCTGAAAAGGAATTTGAGGCTCATAGTAAAGAAACAGCCGAAGTTTATGGATATACAGTTGTACCTAAACAGAAAAAGAAAAATTTCGAATCAACATATGTCCAAGCAATAAAGTCATTGACAGAGGCATCATACAAATCATATAAGACAGATGAAACACGCACTGTTAACGCAAAAATTAATCAGTCAATTAAAGAAATAAACCGTGCGATTTATGAAATTGAACGTGTTGTTAATCATGCTTCGAGATTAAAAACAGAAATGGCAGTTGACCAACGTACTCTTTGGTCATCTTCACATTCACGTCTTCATAAAATTGGTGAACGTTTAAATAGAATTGGTAAAAAAATAAACGAATTAGGTGCTTAAAATGAAACAATTACTCATAGATACAATACTTTTTAACGTTGACCCAAAACAACTAAACGAGTCTTCACGGGAAAACAATGGAAAGGTTATTGTAACTGGTGTTTTACAAAGAGCGGAAGCTAAAAATCAAAATGGTCGTGTTTATCCAAAACAAATTTTGATGCGTGAAGTTACAAAGTATCAAAATAATCAAGTAAAAGAAAACAGAGCTCTCGGTGAACTTGACCACCCAGATTCATCAGTTGTAAACCTCCGTAACGTTTCACATAATGTGTTGGAATGTTATTGGAAGGGAAATGATGTTATGGGTAAAGTTGAGATTTTACCAACACCATCGGGTAACATTCTTAAAAACCTTCTTCAAGCCGGTATTCGTCTTGGTATCTCATCAAGAGGACTTGGTTCGGTAAAAGAGATAAATGAAAACACAGTAGAAGTTCAAGATGATTTTGAATTAATTGGATGGGATTTTGTTTCGAATCCATCAACACAAGGTGCATTTATGTACCCAGCCGGTGGTGGTGAAGTTGTTGGTGAGGGTCTTATCAAAGAAGGTGTCAGTATGAACACTATTAAAAAAATTGACCCAAAAATCAAACGTATAAACGAGAATATAACAAATATCATCTGTGAAATTGGTAATGTATGTGAATGTATATTCGATGGAGATAAATAATGCCAGCAGTATCGCAACAACAGCAAAAAATTATGGGACTTGCTCTTGCTTATAAGAGAGGTCAAGTTCCTGCATCAAAAGTTAGTGCTCAAGTAAAGCAAATTGCAAAATCGATGACTGAAAAAGAACTTGAAAAATATGCCGGCACAGAACACAAAGGTCTTCCAAAGAAGGTCGGTGAAAACAAGAAAGCCATGACTGAACTTAAAAAGATGATTGCAAAGGCAGTAAACGAAGTTATCAAAGAAGGTATTTCACAAGACCCACCAAAAGACCCGATTCTAACACCAGAACAAAAGAAGAGATATATTGAATCGATTGCAAAATTCAATGAGTATGGTGATTCGATTTATCGTGGTGGTGATTTGAAAAAAGTTTACAAGGAAATTAAAGAAGCAGTTTCTTTTGCTTCAAAAAACATAGTCGAAGAATCAGGTGATTGGTTTGACCAAGTAACTCTCGGAAGACATTCTAAAAAACTATCAGAATCCCTTAAAATATTTGAAAAGACGATAACAGAGGCAATTAAATTACAACAACGTCTTGAATCGGTATATGAAGATATGGGACAAACTCTGAACAAGTATTACGAAATCAAAGATATTAAAAAGAAATAAAAAAGGAAAAAGGTTATGGGTGATTATTACAGTGCTAATCCAAAGACGGCACACGTCAAGGTTAAAGGAAATGGAATGAATATCGACCTTATGTTAAAGATATTCAAAAGAAAGGTGAAGGAAAGTGGTATTCTCGAAGAGTATAAGAGTAGAACAGAATACATCAAACCTTCTGAAAAAAAGAAAGATAAACGAAACGCCTCTCGGAAGAGACAAAGAAAGCTTGACCGAGAACAAGAATAACTAACTCGGTTAATATGATACGACTAAAAAACATACTACTGGAAGAACCAAAATCGCCAAGTGAAGACCCCGATAAAATGCTTGTGAAGAACAAGGAAAGCGGGAAGTCGTATTATATTAGTAAAGCAAGTTTCGACCCTTCGATTCACGAAAAACCAGAAGAAAAAAAGAAAAAGAAAAAAGAAGAACCTTCCACACCTAAAAAAGAAAAAGGTGGTGGTGGTGGTTTAATGGATAAATTAAAGGCCGAGAAGGAAAAATCTTCATCTGGTGAAGAAGAAGAAAAGCCGGAAGAGAAAAAAGAAACACCGTCTCAAAAGTTAGAAAAGAAACTCGGTTCTTTTGTCTTTGTTGATGAAAAAGAAAAAGAGGAAATTGCCGACGATGCTCGGAGTATGAGACCCGACCTCAAAGAAAAACTATTGAAATTCGATTTCACATCATTTTTCAGAGAGTATGATTCTTTAATGGACACACTCGGTGACCAACAGGATAAGAAAGATAACGAAGGTGCAAAAGAAACTGTTATCGCAATAAGAAAAGCTGCTAAGAGGATTCAAGGTGTTGCCATTGCAAAATTGGCAGCACTTTCTACATTCAAAAATGACCCCGAAGTAATAACTGCTTCAAAATATTATCATAATGATTCTACAAGTATAAATGAATTCTTACGCCAAGGTGGTGAAATAAATTGGTCTTTGGAGGATTTGAAGAAGACATTAGATACACCAAATGCAAAAGAAAAATTTCCACTAAAATATAAGATGTATAATGTCCTAACTTTGGATAATCATTTTAAAACAGATGGTGCTAAACTACAAAACGATACTGTTGTTTATCGTGGTGTAAAGGATGATATTTTGAAAAAATTTGTTGAATCTGGTGAGTGGGTTGATAATGGATTTGTTTCAACTTCACTTAATCCACTTATTGCCGAAGATTTTACAGATAGAAATTTGACAACGGGTAACAGAAAAGCAAGAACACCGATATTCAAAATAAACTTAAAACGAGGAAACCCCGTACTTATGTTACCTTGTTCAGAAGATGAATTTTGTATTGAATCAGAAATAACACTTCCTCGTGGTTGTAAATTTACAATAACGGGTAAAGACGAAGAAAAGAACATTTACGATATATCAGTGGAGTTTCCAAATGCCTGATAACAAACAAGAAGAAAAACCAAAACGTGTAGAAAGATTCATCTATTCAGAAGATGATGTTAATCACATTTTTAAGTTGGGAAAAACTGGTGGTGTATTTGATAAAGAAAAATCAAATATTTTACTAAAAAACTTAGTTCCAACCACAAAAAAATCGAATAAATAATTCTGTTACTTATATTTATTTATACAATACTCTATCTCTTATAGAGTCAATTATTATTTTTACTGTTGATTAGAGTTCTTAATAACTTTAAAATTGTTGGAGATTTTTATGACAGACCTATTGAAAGAAGCAATCGCAGATGCAAAGGCAGTACGTGAAGTCGCACTTGCTAATGCTAAGCTTGCTTTGGAAGAAGCTTTCACTCCACGTTTACAATCAATGATTGCATCTAAACTTTCAGAAGAAGCCGAAGAGGAAGAAATGGAAGAAGGTGAATCACACGATGAAGAAACAATGGAAGAAGGAGACGAAGAAGAGGCACCTGAAATGGAAGAAGGTGAATCAGAAGAAGAAACGGTAGAAGAAGAATTTGGTGATGATTGGTTTGAAGAAGAGCCAGGTTCTATGGCAGAAGCCGAAGAAGAAGAAGAGTCACCAAAGATGGAAGAAGGTGAAGATGAAGAAGAGCCAATGGACGAAGATTTGATGGAAATTATCCGTCAACTCGAAGAAGATATGGATTCATCTGAAATCGGAACTGGCGATAACAAGCAACCATCAAAGTATGCTTCTGATGATTCAACAGAAGACAAGAAAGAAAAACTTGTTCAGATGGTTGAAGGTGAAGACGCTCCTGCTGAAGAAAAGCCAGCCGAAGTAGAAGAAGAGTTTGATATTCAAGAAATTCTCCGTGCTCTTCGTGAAGAAGAAGGTGAAGAAGAAAAGGTTGAAGAAGGTGAAGAAGGTGAAGAAGAAAAGGAAATGGCAGAATCTAAGCTTCAAGAAGCATATGCTGTTATTCAATTCCTTCGTGAAAAGATTAATGAAGTTAATCTTCTTAATTCAAAGCTTCTTTTCTCTAACAAGCTTTTCCGCTCACACGCACTTACTGAATCACAAAAGATGACGGTTATTGAGAATTTCGATCGTGCAAAGAGCTTACGTGAAGTCAAGTTGGTTTATGCAACACTTGCTGAATCATTAAAGACATCAAAGGTTAAGCAGCTTAAAGAGTCATTTGCTAGCAAGCCAATTGCAAGCACACGTCCATCAAAGGCTATTCTTAGTGAAGGCAATGAGATGGCATCAAGATTAAGAAAATTAGCAGGTTTAAAGTAACAATTTTTATTGGAGATATATAAATGAGTATTCAACAACTTTTAGGTGCTTCTGCGAATCCGCACAAGCGTCTTATTGAAGAAAACCGTGGCACAGTTAAGAAGTGGGAAAAGACAGGACTTCTTGACGGCATCGGTAGCGACTATGAAAAGAACTCGATTGCAGTTCTTCTCGAAAACCAAGCAAAGCAACTTATCGACGAATCATCACGTACAGGTACATCAGCAGGTTCAGAAGAATGGGCTGGCGTTGCTCTCCCACTCGTTCGTCGTATTTTCTCTGAAATCGCAGCAAAGGATTTCGTTTCTGTTCAACCTATGAACCTTCCTTCAGGTCTCGTGTTCTTCCTTGACTTCAAGTACGGAACAGCACAACCTGGTTTCACAACTGGTGCTGGTAAGGATTCACAAACTGACTCTGTATTCGGTGTAACTGGTAAAGAAGCTAAGGGTGTTGACCCATCTGGTGGTCTTTACGGTGCAGGTCGATTTGGTTATTCTATCAACGAAGCTCAAGTTGTTCTCTCAAAGGCAACTGCACTTTCTGCAACAGAATTCGTAACAGGTTCGGTAACACACGCAACACCAACACTTTGGCAGAATGACACACGTTTCCAAAACACATACTCAGCATCACTTGCTGCTGGAAACATCATGTCTATCACAGTTTCTTCTGGGTCTCTCTTAAACGAAGATGTTGAAGCAATTCGTGCATTCAAGGTTTCTGGTTCAACAATTCTTGGTTACTTCCCACAGTTCACATACGCAAATGCAAATGATTCACAAATCACATTTATCGTATCGGCTTCTGCTGCTCCTGCAACAGTTGGTGTTGCTTACGAAAAGCAACCAACATCAACAACTCGTGGTGACTTCGAAGACACAACAGGTGCAGACGTAAACATTCCAGAAATCAACCTTGAACTTCGTTCTGAGTCAATCGTGGCTAAGACACGCAAGTTGAAGGCTGTATGGACACCGGAATTCGCACAAGACTTGAACGCTTACCACTCAATCGATGCTGAAGCAGAATTGACATCGATGCTTTCTGAGTACATTTCACAAGAAATTGACCTCGAAATCCTCGATATGCTTATCAAGAACGCTCAGACAACAGAAAGATGGTCAGCTCGTATCGGTCGCACATATGATGGTAACACAAACACATTCGGTGACTACGCAACAAACCAAGCTGCAGCTTCGGCATTCAACCAACAAACATGGTTCCAAACACTTGGTACCAAGATTCAAAAGGTATCGAATGCTATCCACCAGAAGACACTTCGCGGTGGTGCTAACTTCCTCGTTTGTTCACCACAAGTTGCTACAATCCTTGAATCAATTCCTGGATATGCAGTTGACGGTGAAGGTATGAAGTTTGCCATGGGTGTTCAGAAGGTTGGTCAACTTAACGGTCGTATCACAGTTTACAAGAACCCATATATGCTCGAAAATCAAATCCTTGTTGGTTTCCGTGGTAGCCAGTTCCTTGAAACAGGTGCGGTATATGCTCCTTACATCCCACTCGTGATGACACCGCTGGTCTATGACCCAACGAACTTCACACCACGTAAGGGTGTAATGACTCGCTACGCTAAGAAGATTGTCCGTCCAGAATTCTACGGTCTCATCCAAGTAGATTCTCTCGGTGACATATAATCTATCTAACAAGATAGAAGTAATTTGAAAAAAGGAGTGAGAAATCACTCCTTTTTTCTTTTGTTACTACATATTTATTTATAGTTAACTAAAACTATTATCATGGAGATTATCATATGTCAAGTTCAATACGTTTAAAAAATTTAGTTAAAGAAAATTCAATGCAGGCAGTTTTAAAAGAAACTCTGCAAAGATTGAATGAAGAAGATGTTGACCCGAAGGTTGAGGACGAAGTAGAAAAGGCATTTAAAGACGCAATGAATAAGGCAATGACTGATTTTTCTGCAGCTGGAAAAGAAGCTGAAAAGAAAACAGACGACGAAAATGCGGTTAAAGCTGCTCTTAAAAAGACACCGGAACTTGAAAAGGTAGCAAATGAATCACTTCGTAGACGTAATAAGGCGCTAATGGAAGGAAACATCAAAGAGCAACAAATAAATGAAATTGGTGTTCTTTTTGCAGTTTCTCTTGCAGTTGCAATACCACGTATAGTTGAACTTGTTGGTAAAGCTGTAAAAGTAATAACAATTGCTATGGGTGGAAAGGGGTCTGTTGGTGATAAACTCGAAAAGGCAGGACATAAGTGGCACGATGTTATCATCAAAATGCTCATGAAAGGTTTAACACTTATTCCTGGTTTTAAGGAATTACCACCCGATAAGCAAGAAAAGATTGCAAAAATCGCCCATACAGTTATTGTTGCTGGTTTGGCTGTTTATTCTGGTACACAAGCTGTTGACGCAGTTATACAAGGTAAATCAGCACTAGCTGGTGTAGAGGGAGCTCTCGCAGCAGTAAAAGCAGGAGAGTTGGGTATTACAAAATTTATTTCTGCCGCTATTGCAAAAATCTTAGGTTGATTATACTTAAAAATAATATACAAAACAGGGTGGCTTCGGTCACCCTTTTTGTTTTAAGATAACTATTTATAGAATATGGAACTAGCAATCAACTACATACAGTTAATCATATCGAGCACCGTTACACTCATCGGTGTGTTTCTCTCGTGGTTCCTAAAATACAAGTATGGCGAATATAAGCACAAAAAGATTAATCGTGAAATTTCTCAATCAAAACTTGTCCAAACAATTATAGAACAACAACTTGATGAATATGGTGCCCAACGTGCCTTTATTTTACAGCGTCACAACGGTGGTAAATATGGCAGTGGTCGTTCTATGAACAAACTATCCACAACATTTGAAGCACTAGAAGAAGGTGTGAGTACCGAATTTAAAGAATATCAAAATTTACCGATTTCACTTTACTCTAATTTTATAGATACCGTTCAAAATGAACGTGCCATATTTCCAACTGTGGAATCCATAGATGATATTTTGACACGAGCATTTTTCATCCAACGAGGAACTAAATCAGCTATCGTTTATCCTATATTAAAAGGTGTAGAATTAATCGGTATAGTTGGTTTTGAGTGGACACATAAAGTAGAAAAGAATATAGAACAATCATATGTTCAGTATAAACAAGGCGGCAAAGTTATAGGAGAAACCCTTTCCAAATTATTGTAGGAGTTTTTATGATAAATGAAAATACAGAAGAGTACATTGATGAAGAAGTCGGCGGTATCGAAGTTTCTGGTATAAAGAAAGGGCGGAAACAAATAAAAAACAAGATACATTTCAACTTATCGTTGAATGCAGAACAAAAAGAAGTAAAGGCAAATATACTCAGAGACACCATCTCTGTTTTAACAGGAAAAGCTGGCTCTGGTAAAACACTTCTTGCAACACAAATTGCTCTTGAACATCTATTCTATCGTGAAGTTGAAAGAATTATCATCACACGACCAACAGTTTCTAATGAAGATATTGGATTCTTACCGGGTGATATAAAGGAAAAGATGAATCCGTGGGTTGCTCCAATCCATGCAAATATGTATATGTTATATGGTAAGCCAAAGATTGAAAAACTCATAAACGAAAACATAATTGAAATTGCACCGATTTCATTCCTTCGTGGTAGAACATTCGTAAATGCGTGTGTTATCGTCGATGAAGCACAGAACGTAACGAAATCACAGATGGAGATGATTCTTTCTCGTCTCGGTACAAATTCGAAGATGTTAATTTGTGGTGATGTTACACAAACTGATTTAAAGAATAAGAAAGACAGTGGTTTCCCATATTTATTTAATATGGTCAACTCTGTTCCTGGTCTTGGTGTATATGAATTAAAAACAAATCACCGCCATCCAATAGTTGACAATATATTGAATTATTTTGAAGAACAGAAATAAGAGAAATAAATGGTAGAAATTCCTATATGGCCTGGTAGTTCAAGTTTCTCAACAGGTAGTACACCGTTCGGATTCTTTGATACCGATGCCACATTTCAAACCGATGCAGATAACGTCGCAGATTGGTGTGCGAAACGTCTTGGTTATCCACTTGTAGACATAGAACTTCAGGCCGGTAACTTTTATGCTTGTTTTGAAGAAGCCATATCTGAATATTCAAACCATGTAAATCAGTTTAATATCCAACAAAATATGTTGAGTATCATGGGAACACCGACCACAAATGAGTTGACCCATAGAAATATCTCAACAAACATGGGTGGTCTTGTTCAATTAGCAACTGAATATGGTTCAGAAACATTTACGAACGGTAATGTTAATTTTTATACTGCATCTATTTCAATTGCAACTGGTGTTCAACTTTATAATCTTGATAAATTGATTCGTGATATAAAGTCACCAACTGGTTCTATTGAAATTAAACGAGTACACCATTATGCTCCACCTGCATCTATTCGTTTCTATGACCCATACTTGGGTAATCAGGCGATGTTAGATACGTTCGGCTTCGGTGCATATTCAACAGGTGTATCATTCATGTTGATGCCTATGTATGCAGACTTACTTCGTATTCAGGCAATTGAGTTTAATGATTTGATGAGAAAGTCATCTTATGGATTTGAACTTATAAACAATCAATTAAGAATACATCCTATTCCTGTAAAAGATTTTACACTTTGGATAGAATACATTGTAAAAGAAGAACGTGCAAATCCGTTGAAATATCCGGGTGGAACAGTATCGGATATATCAAATGCGCCATACTCAAGAATGCAATATGGTAACATCAATTCCGTTGGTCGTCAATGGATTTATCGTTACACACTTGCTCTTGTAAAGGAAAACTTGGGATATATTCGTGGTAAGTACGGAACAATTCCAATTCCAAATGGTGAAACAACTTTGAATGCGGCAGACCTATTAACTGCTGCAAGTGCAGAAAAAACACAGTTGATTGAAGAATTGAGAACAATGTTAGATACAATGACTCGTTCAAAACTTCTTGAAGCAAAACGTGCAGAGACAGAACATTTAAATGTTGCTCTGAACGGAACTCCTTTAAAGATTTATGTGGGATAATAGATGCCATTATTTCACGGACAAAGGGATGCTGGTTTAGTCCATCGATTCAATACAGAATTGATAGTGGATATAATTGACACGGAAGTTGGACTTTATAAACTTTCGTTGGTAGATACAAAAAGTAATATCTATGATGAGTCAGACAAAAAGGTTTATCAATTACCGATAAAACTACCAGCACTTATCAATCGTCAGCCACAGACATTTGAAGGAACGGAGTTTGGACAAGATTATACACAGCCCTGTGACTTTGGATTCATCCGTGAATATCTGAAGAAGGTGAATACTTACATTGAAGTTGGTGACGTAATAGAATACAACGGGGAATACTGGGAAGTCGATGGTATTCTTGAAAATCAATACTTCGGTGGTAAGAATCCTGATTATTCTTTTGCAACGGAAAGATGGGGACATAACGTCTCTATTATAGCTAACACACACTTGACAAGACGTTCTCGTATCCATGTGGAAGAAGTTCGTTCTGCTCCAAGAATGGATAACAACGATTTACCGGATAACATCTAATGAAAAACTCATCCCCATACCGTAAAGCACCGATAAAAAGAACAAGAGATTCTTTCATAGATGATAAAAATTCAGTTGAAAATCCAAGAACAGATTTTGGTCAAGCACGTCATAGAGAAGTTCGTCGGGATAAAGACAAAGTTAAAAGCTTAGGTATAACACTCTATGATGTTGATTTTGCGGTCAAATCGTATATTGACCAAACAATGCAACTTAAAGTTGAAGACAATGGTGAATTCATACCCGTACCAACTTTATATGCAAACTCAGAAAAATGGGCATCAATACAAAAGAACGGTTATCTAAAAGATAAAAAAGGAAAGACACTCGTTCCTCTTATCACATTTAGACGTTCTGCCGTTAACATGAAACAAGAGTTAAGACGTAATAAGGTTGCAACAACAAACCAACTTGGTTACGTTATGCAACAAAAATACAGTAAGATGGCACCATATGATAAGTTCTCAACATTATATGGGTCAAAGAAACCACAGGAATATTATGTAACACCAATTCCAGATTATGTTGATGTGACATATGACTTTATTCTTTGGTGTGAATATCAAACTCAGCTGAACCACGTAATAGAAAATTTTGTATATTATGCAGGTAAATCTTTTGGTGAAAAAAATTTCTTCAAATTTTCTACAAACATAGATTCTATAACGATGGAGGATAATAATACAACTGGTCAAGATAGGGTTGTTCGTGCTACCTTTCAAATAACTGTACACGCATATCTTCTACCAAAAGATGTTGCTGGTGAGGTTACAACAAAACGAGTGGTATCTCCTAATAAGATAAGTTTTGTATCTGAGGCATTTGCAGATATTAATACTGCCTTTGCACAAAATGATAGACTATACAATAGTCAAAACTTTAAATCTCTTAATAGGGACGAACAAGAAAAGTTGGAAGATTTACAAAGAAGGCTAAATGACTTTACTGATAAATCTCTAAACAAGAGTCCAGATGTATATCCAACGGAATTAGATTAATATTTATATTTATAATGTTTCATTTACGATGAGGTTTTTATGTCAGAACAAGTTGGACAAGAATTTGCAGCGGAGGATATTGAAGCTGTGAAAAATTTACAATCAAACTATGCAACCAATACAGCACAGATTGGACAAGTTGAAGTTGAGTTGCATCTTTTGAATAAACGTTTAGAACAAATTCAAGAGTTACGAACGAATTTGTTTCAAACATATGAAGATTTACAAACTAAAGAAAAAGAACTCGTAGAGCAACTAAACCAAAAATATGGCGATGGTGTTCTTGATTTGGATTCTGGAAGATTTATTCCATCTGCTTCGTAATTTAGATTTTTTTATCTATATTTATAGAAGAGATAATTACATCAATTTTTTTTGGAGATAAATAGTGGCTAATGAAAGAATTGTAAGTCCTGGTGTGTTTACGATAGAAAAGGACCTTTCATTCTTACCACAAGGTATTGGACAAATTGGAGCTGCCCTCGTCGGACCAACGATGAAAGGCCCTGCATTTGTTCCTACTGTGGTTGAAGGGTACAACGATTTCGTAACTCAATTCGGTGGCACATATGAGCAATCATACTTGCCTTATACAGCAAAAAGTTATCTGAACAACGCCGGTAGTGCAACTATCGTTCGCGTACTAGGTTCAGGTGGATATACACTTAAACACCCCCTTGCACTCGTTGCAACAGGTAGTTGGGGTAAAAAGTTAATATCTGTTCTTCACCCAACATTTGTTGTTTCAAGTGATGATTCAACATCATTGTTTGCACAATCAACATTGGGTTCTAACAATAGTGGTTCGTTTGTTCTTACAGTTTCTGGTGCTTTTGCAACAGATACATCGGCATTTACAAACGCAATAAATGAAAACGGAATACCATACAGTGCTTCTATTAATCCAGAATCAACTGCATTCGTTGGTGACCTTTATGGATATAACCCATACGGCACACACGCTGTTTACAACTATGTAAACTTCAAATGGCAGGCATCTGCTTCACTTGCTTCTGACGGTGCAACAAGAATATTGATTGAAACTGGTTCAGCATCATCGCCATGGGATTTCAGTGATGATTATCTCGAAGCATATACTCCGTATGTGACTTCACAAAAAGTCGGTGGATTGGCAACAAATCTCTTCCGTTTTGCAACACTTTCACACGGTATTCACGCTAACTATGAAGTTAAAGTCGGTATCGCAAACATTCGTCCAGCTGGCACAATCGCTGGTTCTGAATACGGTGACTTTGATGTTGTAATTCGTTATGTAGACCAATCAAAGGTTCCACAAACACCATTCACAACAGAAGACGATGACCTTCGTCCAAATGTAGTAGAGCAGTTCAAGGTTAACCTTGACCCTAACTCTCCAAAGTATATCTCCCGTGTTATCGGCGATAGATATATCACAGTAACATCTGAAGGTAAAGTTGTTGTAAACGGTGATTATTCGAACAAGTCAAAGTATGTCCGTGTTGAAGTAACGGACGCAGTTAATAACGGTGGTATTTCACCAACATTGGTTCCTTTCGGATTCCGTGCACCGGTATCTCCAATTCCAATCGGATTTACTGCACCTCCTGCGGCATCTTATGTTGCTTCTCAAACAGCTGGTGGTGCTTATAATCGTCGAGTATATTGGGGATTCAGCTATGATTTCTCAAATACAGACAACTTCAACTACCTCCGTCCACTTCCAGTATCTGTAAATCAAACAACTGGTTCAAATGTTGACTTCTATCTTGGCGATTACAATCAACCAGCTGGTGCAAACTTCCCAAGTTCTGCTGGCGGATATAGCTCTTCGATTGACTTAACAACAAATACTGCACTTGACACACGTAAGTTTATGATTCCGTTCCAAGGCGGATTTGATGGACACAAGCCACATCTTCAAAAGAAGACAGGTACATACATCGAAGCTGGTAACACACAAGGTTTTGATATTTCTTCAACAGGCGCTGATGGTTATACATCATATAAGAAGGGTCTTGACGCAATATCTAACTCTGATGAATTTGACATCAACATGATTGTAACTCCTGGTGTTCTTCACTCGTTGCACTCACCAATCACAACATACGCAAAGGATGTTTGTGAAGACCGTGGTGACGCTTTCTATGTGATGGACGGTAACGCTATCGCTGACAATATCGCAACAGCTGTTTCAACTGTTGAAGGTCTTGACACAAACTATGCGGCTACATACTATCCGTGGGTTAAGATTCTTGACTTCGATAGAAACAAGCCAATTTGGGTTCCACCGTCTGTTGTTCTTCCGGGTGTTATTGCATTCAACGACCGTGTTTCTGCTGAATGGTTCGCTCCTGCTGGTCTGAACCGTGGTGGTCTCACAGAAGTTCTTGAAGTTAAGACACGTCTTACACACTCAGAGCGTGACACACTTTATGAAGGTCGTATCAACCCAATCGCAGTATTCCCATCAACAGGAGTATGTGTATGGGGTCAGAAGACACTTCAAGGTCGTCCATCTGCTCTTGACCGTATCAACGTCCGTCGTCTCTTGATTGCAGCTAAGAAGTTCATCGCTTCGTCTACACGTTACCTTGTATTCGAACAAAATACAACACAAACACGTACACGATTCCTGAACATCGTAACTCCTTACTTGGAGTCGATTCAACAACGTCAAGGTTTGTATGCATTCCGTGTTATCATGGATGAGTCAAACAATACACCTGACATCATCGACCGTAACATTCTTTATGGTCAATTGTTCTTACAACCTGCGAAGACTGCTGAATTCATCATTCTTGACTTCAACATTCAATCAACAGGTGCGGCATTCCCAGGTGCTTAATGAAATAATAGGGGGAGTTGAAATATACTCCCCCAATTTTTTAAAAGCATCATATTTATATGAAAGAGATTTTTAAACTTGGAGAAATAAATGGCTGAATTACTGGATCCTACCGAAGTATTTTTTACCCCATATGAACCGAAACTTGCTAACCGGTTTATTATGTACATCGAAGGTGTTCCTGCTTATCTCATCAAAGGTGCAAGTAGACCAAACATTAACTTTAACCCTATCACACTTGACCACATCAATGTGAAGCGTAAGGTTAAGGGTAAAGGTGAATGGCAGGATGTCACTATCAAGCTATATGACCCAATCGTTCCATCAGCTGCACAGGCAGTCATGGAGTGGGTTCGTCTATCACACGAGTCTGTAACAGGTCGTGATGGTTATTCTGACTTCTATAAGAAGGACATTACATTCAACGTTCTTGGTCCAGTTGGTGACAAGGTTGAAGAATGGACTTTGAAGGGTGCGTTTATCACAGCAACAACATTTGGTGATATGGATTGGTCAACAGATAACTTTGTTGAAATTTCCCTCACACTTGCTTACGATTACGCAATCCTCCAATACTAAAATTTAGTAAGGAAAACTTTGTGGGTATCTCGAATTTTTTCGGGATACCCATATTTATTTATACGAACAATATTGTTTAATTTAGTTACAGGATTATGTTATGGCACAGTTACCAACTGGTTATGAAGCCCCAAAAAATGCTATGGAAATGAGTGACGAAGAACTCAAAGCCAATTTGATGGCAGATTTCAAGCAAACTTCAGTCAAGAAATCAAACTTTCCAACAGAAATTGTCCCACTCCCGTCCAAAGGTTTACTTTACCCAGAGGGACATCCACTTGCAGACGGTACTATCGAAATGAAGTATATGACTGCAAAGGAAGAAGATATTCTCACATCACAGAACCTTATTAAACAAGGCGTGGTATTAGATAAATTGTTTGAGTCACTCATTGTTACTCCAATTAATTATGGTGACCTTTACGTCGGTGATAAGAACGCAATCATGGTTGCAGCAAGAATTTTAGGTTATGGCAAAGATTATGTAGTAGAAATTGACGACCCGTTTTCACCAGGTACTAAACAAAAAGTTACAATTGATTTGACTCAAATAGAGCACAAGGAGGTGGATTATTCTCTATTCGAGCACAGGAAGAATGAGTTCGACTTCCAACTGCCTCAGTCGAAACGGGTCGTCACATTTCGTTTGATGACTCATGAATTGGAAAAACAAATTCAAACAGAAATAAAGAGTATGAACAAAACACAAGTTCGTACTGGAATTGATAGAGAATTAACAACAAGATTGAAAAATATCATTGTTGCTATTGATGGTGAATCTGGTAGGGCAACTGTAAATAATTTTGTTGATAACGAATTGTTTGCGGTTGATTCACGAGCTCTTCGTGCTCATATCAAGGATATGTCACCTGACCTTGATATGGGATTCACATTTATTTCAGATACTACTGGTGACGTAAAGGAGATGGAAATCCCTATGGGAGTTTCATTTTTTTGGCCTGGGAATTGATTATAAATTAGCATTACACGAGGAGATATTCTCTTTATGTTATCATGGTCAAGGTGGGTTCACTTGGGATGAAGTTTATGGATTGCCTATACATTTGCGAAGATTCTATATTAAAAAGATTATAGATACAGTCGAGGCAAAAAACAAGGCACAATCAGAATCACAAAGAACATCAACTTCAAAATCAAAACCACCAAGTTTTAGACCTAAATAGTTTTTGGTTCACATATTTATATGTATGTGGACCATTTTTTTATATGGAGTTTATTATGGAATTGAAAGAGGCACTATCTAAAACAATCGTAGATTATATTTCAAAAGGAAAAATTGGAAGCTTAGAACGTGCATTTAAACAAGACGCTGTTTTAAGTAGTTATATCCAAGATTATTGGAATTCTCATAATGATTTTATGAAAAGAATAGATATGTGGTGCAAAAAATACCCAGAATCCTGTAAGAAAAAAGTTTAACTGGATTTATAAATGGCAAAAGAAACACAAAATAATAAGAATGATGGTGAACTTATAAAACTTCGTCGTCAAGAACTTGGTGTAACACAAGAGATAATGAATCTTCGTAAGAAATTAGAATCATTATCCGCTCGTGATTTATCAAACATCAAAGAAATTGAAAAGTTAAAAAAGAGTATTTTAAATCTTGAAACAAAAAAATCGGAAATATCTAAGAAGCTGATTGATTCTGATGAAAAAGTAAAAAAGATTAAAGAAGATACTTTAGATACTGTTGAAAAAACGGCAAAAAAGGAAAAAGAACAAGTTGATTTGACAAAAGAACATCAAAAGCAACTTCGTGAAAATAAAAAGATATTGAACGATGTTCAAGATACAAGTGCCGATATTCAAAATTTAACTAAACAATTACTTAAAGATGATAAATCGAGAAATGACCTTGTAGACAGATTAAATGGTGCGTACCAAGTAAGTCAAGGATTAGTACAATCAATACAATCGGGTGTAAAAGATACATCCGAAGAGTATAAGAATTTTGTCTCAATCGGTAAAGATGTACAAAGTTTACTCTTATCATCGGTAAATCTAGAAGCACAGATAAATGAATCCAGAAAAATGGCATCTCAAGGTATGTACGACGAAGTAGATGTCAGAGAACAAGAAAGTTTATTAAGAAAGATAAATATAGAACTTGAAGATGAAGACGTAAAACTTACAAAAGAAAAACGAGAACAACTTGAAATGGCAAGGGATATTGCAATGGAATCAATAGATATTGCCAAGAAACAAAATGAAATAAATGAAGAGGCCGCGAAAATAGCAGAGGGTCATAACAAATCCATATCCAATTCAAGTGAATTACTTGGTGGATTATTTGATAAAACAGAAGGTCTTGTTAGTAAATTACCGGGTGGTGATAAATTACTCAAGGTTTTTGGATTCGAAAAGATGAAATCTCAAATAAATGAAAATCTTGGCGGAACTTTAACAAATGTAATCAATGGATTTAAAGAAGGTGGTGTATCTGGATTCAAAGCACTTGGACAAGGTGCAATGCAATTTGGGAAAACATTGTTGATGGGCCCACAGGCTGCAATATTTGGAATACTTGCGGCAGTTGCACTTGTTGTTGATATGTTTATGGATTTAGATGGTGCTGTATCTGAAGTACAAAAAGAACTTGGTGGAACAAAAAAGGAAGCCCTTGCTGCTCATGAAGCGGCACATGATATGGCGCACGAGATGAATCTCGTCGGTGTTAATACGAAAGAAGTTGTAAAGGGTATGTCAACTGTCTCTGAAATTATGGGCGGTATAGACGTTAAGAATATGATGCAGGCACCTGGAATGAAAGAGATGGTAAAGGATGCAACTCTTCTTTCAGAAAAATTTGGTATGTCAAAAGAAGAAATCGAGAACGTACATACTCTTTCTACAATAACTGGCAAATCAATGTCAACACTTGCAGGAGAAGCTATTCAAGTTGCAGGTGGTGTAATGAAAACAAAGGATGCTGTTAAACTTCTTGGTGGTATATCAAAAGATGTTGCTATTTCATTTAAGGGCGGTACAAAAGAACTTATAGCCGCGGCAGCAAAGGCAAAATTACTTGGTACTGATTTAAAGAAAGTTAAAGATATTGGTATGGGTATGTTGGATATTGAAACGTCTCTTGAAAAGGAGATGGAAGCCCGTGCCATACTTGGTAGAGATATTAATTTAGATAGGGCAAGAGAAGCTGCATTAAGCGGAGACGTTGCAACACTCCAAGACGAATTATTAACACAGGCTGGTTCACTTAAACAATTTCAAGATGGTGGTCCTCTAAAACAAAAAGCACTTGCCGATGCTATGGGAATGACGGTCGAAGAAATGACCGATATGTTGACTAAGGCCGAGGAAATGAATAAACTCGGATTAGACAAACAACTTCAAGAAAAATTAGCAAATGCAACTGCCGAAGAAAAAGCTGCAATTTACAAAAAACAAGCAGAAACTCTACAAGGAGAAGCGAGAGATTTGGCACTTCGTAAAGCCGCCGAAGAAGAATCCGCATCAACGGCTGAAAAGTTCGGCGATATAATGACCAAGATAAAAGAAACTGCCATGAAATTGGTAACTCCAATTCTTGATATGGTTCATGGTTTAATGGATGGTGCCACACAGGGCGGTGGACTGTTAGACGTTTTTGATGGAATAATATCAACACTTAAACCAATAATGGAAATCATCTTCGGTATAGGTAAGATAATATTTCAGAGTTTGATATTTCCATTCAAACTTGTCTTTTCGATTGTTTCGCCTATAATAGATGCGGTAAAAGAAGTCTTCTCTGCATTCAGTTCTGGTGAAAAAGATGCAACCAGTATTTCAGATATATTCGATGGTATAGCTGGTGTGATGTCTACAATACAAGATGTAGTTGGTGGTATAGTTAAAGTATTTATCGGTGGTTTAATAGAACCGGGTAAAATACTTTGGAAATCAATTATAACACCATTGTGGGAAACATTTAAGGGAATATATGATACACTTTCAAAGGCATTCGAACCTTTGTTTGCTGCAACCGGAGAAGGTGAAAAAACCGCAGGAGTTATGGAAACTATAAAAAAAGTTATTAGTTCACTTTCACCTGTACTTGAAGTGATAGGTGGATTAATCGCTGGTGTAATCATGAAGCCATTTGAAATGTTCGCCAATTTAATACAAATTGTGATTAAATTGTTTACAGGTGACATGACAGGTGCCGTTGATAAATTAGGAGAGTATCTCTTTGATTACTTTCTTGGTATCCCAGAAATGGTAATCACTGCTGTCTCAAAAATAATAGATGGTATTTTTGGAACAAATCTAACGGCAGGTGTTACTGACTTTTTTGCATTTATAAAAGATGGGTTTAAGTCTATTGCCGGATTAATTGAACCTATATTTGGATTTATCAAGAAAATTGGTGGACTCATTATTGACAACATAATGGCACCATTTAAATTTGTATGGGGGATACTTGGTGGAATTGGTAAAATGTTTACCGGTGATTTCATGGGAGGACTAAAACAAATCGGTAGTGCAATTACTGAATACATAATGACACCTATTAATTTTGTTAAAGGTTTATTTGAAGGATTTGTTGGTCTGTTTACGGGTATAGCAGATAAGATAAAAGGAGTAATCAAAGATTTACTACCAGGATGGGCATTGGATATATTAGGATTGGGTGAAGAGTCTGCACCAGCAACATCTGGTGGTAGCAAATCAGAGTCAGTTCAAGTTGCAGCTGCGGCGAAGGGTGGTGAAGTTGCAAAGGGTGGTATGATGTTAGTTGGTGAAAAAGGACCGGAGATTGTTACATTACCACAAGGTGCCTCTGTTGCATCCACCAGTGCAGGAGAACAAACTGGTGGAATATTAAGTGCAATGGGTGTTGACGATATGGGTGGCACATCTGGTGGAATCGCCACATCAGGAAACGGTGGTGGTAATAATATGTCAAATGTAGAAAAGAAACTGGACACACTTATTACATTATTCTCACAAGCTGCAAACCAACCAACAGTTATCAAGTTTGGTGATAAGACCGTGGAAGAAATTAAAGGTCAACTAAACTTCAAAAAAGCATATACGATAGGAACGGATAATAGTTATGGTCGTTCAATCTAATAATCCAACGTTTTAGATATTTATTGTAAATAACAGGTATCAAAATGGCATTATTAGATTTATCATCCGACTTATCAAGATTTCGTTCCGAAACTTCAAAAGAGGCAAAAAATACTCCTGAAGCTTCGAAGGCAACGAACAATAAGAATTTTGCAACGATGCAACCTATAACTCAAAAGTTGTCATCGTTCTCCCCTACAATCAATAAGGTTGAAACCAAAAAGTTAGAAGACAATCTTGGTTCCACCCGATTGGATGATATACGTAAATTTGCGATGGAGAACCTCCTAATAAATTCTGTATCCAGATTCTCAGATGTAAATCTTGCCTTTAAAGAAGAAAGTTTAGGACAGATTTCAACAGAACAAGTTGCATCCAGATACAACAAATTGCAACAAGGTGGATTTGTTAGTCGCCTTGATAAATCAAATACTCTTGTTGTAAAGACAACACAAGGAACAAACAATCTAACTTCTCCAATTGATATAGTTGTAAATAAGAATGATGCATCGGATAACATTCAAAATCCGAATATAAACATCACACCGTCTAAACTTACATTTGACCGAGCAAACACAACTCCAAATATCAAACCAGTTGTTGGTGATGCCACAGATAATATCACGAATCCAAACATTGATATAATTCCGGGTCAACTTACATTTGATAGAAGTAACTCAAGTCCAAATATTTCGGTAAACAAAAATGATGCATCCGATAATATTACAAACCCAGATGTTGTAATCAACAATGTTCCTTTAACATTTGATAGAACAAAGTCCAGTCCAAATTTAGTTATCAAACAAGATGATGCAATTGACAATATCACAAATCCAAATGTTGATATAGTAAAGAAGGCACTTTCATTTGATAGAACAAAACAATCTGTAAACATTAATACTGATTTGGTTTCTCCGATTAACAACATCGTTGACCCAAAGATTGCACTGGAAACAACAACACTTGTTTTTGATAGAAAGAATGAAACACCAAACATAATAACCGATACAATAAAAGAAGGTTTGGTTACTGACCCTAATACAAAAACATTCAAAGTCGAGAATGGTAAATTCCATTTGACAGATGAAAGTAGATTGAATCCTGATGGTATGCCAATTAAATTTGTTGTATCATCAAAACTTGTAAACAAAAGACCACAACAAGATGTGGATGTAAAAGTTTACAATCAACAATCACAACAACTAAAGGACAACAGTCGTTTAAATGTTGATAAGGTAGAAAAAACAATACCATCTGGTAGAAATGAAGACCCAAACAAATCAAAGTTTGCAATAATTGGAACTCAAAGTGTAAACTTCTTCCCAGATACAAACGGAAGTGGATTTACAACAAAACCACAAAAAGGTGTTTCTCTTTATACAGACAGTTCTGAATATAGTTGGAAAGGTAGTAGAAACGATGCACCTTCAACGAATTTCATTACAGATGTAAATGGAGTTGGTTTCAATACATTTGTTAAGAACAATGAAACTCTTTACAAAAATGAAACATCCATTTATGGTTTCACTAAGATACCAGAAACTAATTTCTTTGATGTTAATCAAAACTATACAAGTGAAGGATTTAAATCTTTTGTAAGTCAATTGAAATCGGTGTTTCAAAAAGACTCCTCATCTTACACATTTAAAGGTAGTCCACAAAATGCACCTGAAACAAACTTCTTTGATGTTTCTGGTAACAACACATCAAAAGGGTTTGAAAAGTTTACACAGCAACTTGTAAGTAGATACATTAAAGATTCATCAAGATTTGATTTTGATGGTTCAAACCAAAATGCACCTGAAACAAACTTCTTTGATGTTAATGGAACATATACAACAAAGGGATTTGAAAAATTTACTCAAAAATTACAAAGTAAGTATGTAAGAGATGTTTCTGCATTTGGATTTGCTGGTTCAAAACAAAGTGCACCAACTACGGATTTTTTTGATAATTCAAAGGCAAGTGGATTTACAAAGTTTCCACAAAAAATGCAATCGGAGTATTCAAGAGATTCTTCCGAATTTATATTTAAGGGAACAACACCGAAAGCTGTAAATTTCTTTGATAATACATCGGCAGATGGATTCACGAATAAGATTGGTAAACTTGAAAGTAAATATAAGAAAGACATTTCTGGTTTTACATTTAAGGGGACTCTACCAAAACCAGTTGATTTCTTCCAAAATACAAATGCAGTTGGATTTGAAAACAAGATACAACAAAATGTAACAAAATACAAAAAGGATAGTTCCAATTTTACATTTAAGGGAACAACTCCAAAATCAGTTGACTTTTTTGATAATTCAAATGCAACTGGATTCACTAATAAAATCGCTAAGAATGAAACGAAATACATTCCAGATTCAAGTGAGTTTACATTTAAAGGTTCTTCGCAAAATGCACTGACGGTAAATTACATACCAGATACATTCAATGCTGGATTTACGAAGTTTCCAAAGTCATTAGAATCGGAATATATAACAGATGTTTCAAGATATGGATTCAAAGGAACTCGTGCAACTGCACCGAATGCAGATTTCCTAACAAATACAAATGGAAAGGGATTTACAAATTTAGTACAATCATTAGAAACAGATTACGATGTAAAATCAAGTAAGTTCACTTGGGTAGGAAGTAGACAACAAGCACCTGCCGTTGATTTCTTCAAGATACCCGGTAACAATCCAAATGGAATTAGTGGATTTGATACATTATTTGATGATAAAACAAAAACAAAATACTCAGATAGTTTATCATCACTTTCAATAGAAAGTTCAAATAACAAATCAACCGTTAGAAATGTTCCGTTTACAACGTTCTTTGGTTACAGACCCGCCGAACGTTCTGGATTTATGGTAAACATGAGTACATTTGATGGTACGTTATATCCTATAATAGAACCAAAATTAAAATATAGCGATAGTCAAGGAACAAGATTTTCCGTTGCATCTGCACGGTCTGTTTCTGGTGGATTATCGAGTGTTGATTTAGAAACATATGCACCACTTTCTCTTGGTAAAAGACCGTGGGCAAATGGAACATTGTTTTCAACACTTGACACACAAGTACCGAATATAAAGACAAAGGGAATTGCAGGTTCATACTCAAACAAATACGAACGTGGTGTAAAAGATAACACAGAACGCCAAGGGTATCTTACAAAATGGGCAACCACAAGAAATTCACCATCTCCTTTAGATGAGCAGTATCTTAAATATAAGCTTCAAAACGAATCCGTAAATAGAGAAGTTGCTGCATTTAATCAACCATATGTTGTTCGTGGAATTCAACGAGATGGTGCAGTTGAAAATCAACGTTGGGGATTTGGTGTAACATTTGACGATGGGATAGTTCGAGGTGGTGCGGTAACACAAGCGGAAAGAATACTTCAAGATGTATTTCGTATAGGTAAATTCACTGCAAGTGTTAAAGGCGGATTATTCGTAGTAAAACAACTTGGATTACAGGCAATGAATCCGGCCGTTGATGTTGACCCTAAAACTCCAACGAGTGGATTGTTTGGAGTATCTGCAACATTAGGATATAATCCATTAACGATGTTGGCAAACGTGGCAACTGCAAGAGGTGGTGTTCATTTAGCAAGACATGGTTTGTTCCCATTTGACTCGGACTACTTAAACAAATACGGAAAAGCAACTTCAAATAGAGAATTAAATCAGAGATTTATAGACCCTGCATATAAAGCATTTGAAAATTTAGCAACACCAAATGAAGCACTAAGAGACCCCGGTGGTTATAGTAGATTGATTGGATTGATGAAAGAACTTTTACCAAATTCATTCAAACCTACTAATAAAGAAAAATCACCAAGTATGGCACAACAACTAAAAGAATTGGTTGGTATATCTTCTATTGCAAGAATATCCAGTACATTTGGTGGTGCCCAATCTTATTTTGGAATCGGTGGTACATCTATTCGTCGTGCAGGTCACCCATATTTGACAAATTACACAACATCCCCAACATTGGAGAAATCTGTTTCTGGCGGTACAGCCGAAGATATTTTAAACGCAGTATCACAGACACAACCGCAATATTTGGATTCTGCAAAAAGAGATACATATTATGCAGCAACAAAAGTATATGGACAACAGGATGTTGGTAATATTGGTGAAAAGGACTTAAAACAACTTACTTATACTTTGGGTGGAGCAAAAATATCCGGTGAAGAAAGTAATAATGGTGATAGAAATAAGATTGGAATCCAGTCAGAAATAATTGATGGTATAGAAAAATATAATCCATTCACCCCAAAATATCCTGTTCCTGCCGATAAGTTTAAGAAAAAAACAGGAAACACTTTTAAAGAAACTTTAAATGATGGACCCAATCCATATGATGTGGATTCATCAAATCTAATAAAACAGTATAGAACGGTATCTTATGGTAAACTTCAAAAAGCAAAGAAAGGTGTTGCAGGCAGGTCTAACACATTTAATGATTTTAGACATGATTTGACATTAAGTGGCTCAGAGTCGTTTATAACAAATCCAAGCGTCGCAAGATATGATTCTCGTAATTTAGAAGATTACTTTGGTCTTGGTAAACAAGGGAAAGTTGGTGCTCAAAGAAATTTGCCTTTCGTCACAAACATAGAATATAGAGCTGGTTCTACACAACCAATTGTAAAATCAAACCAAGAGTTTAGAGGCGATAGAATCAATATAATAGATTATAAACGTCATGATAAGCCTCTATCAAAAGATTTGGTATATGAAAAAGGAACTTATAATAATGCGGCACTACCAGGTGCGGAAGATTTCGTCGAATTTTATTTCAGCTCCATTACATTAAATGGTAGCAAAAATAATCCAGCAGAGGCAATAGTATTCCGTGCAACATTTGATAGTATAACAGATAATCATAAACCAAGCTGGAGCTCCGTTAAATACATGGGACGGGCAGACCCACTTTATGTTTATCAAGGATATGAGCGTTCTATTTCATTTGGATTTACCGTTCACATCGGTTCTCGTGACGAAATGAAGGCATCTTGGAGAAAGTTAAATTATCTTGCGTCTTGGACTGCACCTGAATATACAAAGGCCGGTTTTATTAAAGGGCCGATGATTAGATTGAACATAGGTAATTTATACAGAAAAATGCCTGGTTATTTGGCAAATCTTACATATACTTTCGATAATACACAGACAAATTGGGAAACCGCAAAGTTGGTGGAAGACCAAAAACTATCAGGACAAAATTCATCATTATCAATGCCTGGTGTTTTACAATTACCAAAAACTATTCAAGTTTCTTGTGAGTTTGTCCCAGTTGGTGTATATCGACCAGAATATGGTGGAACTATGTATTCTCTATTTGATGATACAACTGGTGGTGGTATAGAGAATGGATTGATGCCCACTGAAAAGGGTAAGGTAAATTATTTTAAAACGTTTGATAATGATACTCTCGATAGTAGTGACAATACTGCATATTTACCAATACCACCTGGTAAAGAAACAGAAATACCAACTCAAACTGGTAACGTTGACAAATTATTTGATGTAAGTGGAAGCTCAGTATAAATAAGGATTTAAAAAATGTCAAACAGATATGAAAAATCGTATTTAATACCAAATGCTAGGAAAGTAGAATCTGACGGAAATGTAAAAACTGTCCGTAGAATCTCCACAGTAATGTACCCCAATTTTAATACACCTGAAGATACACAAATAGTTTCACAGGAAGGTGATAGATTAGACCTCCTAGCGAAAGAATATTACGGTGATGAAAGTTTATGGTTTACAATTGCTCGTGCAAATGGTTTAGGTAAGGGCAGTATGATGGTCCCAGCTGGGAAAATAATTAGAATACCATTCTATCAAGATTTTACAGGTATAAGTGCACTGTTAAATAGTTTCAATGAGGATAGATAATGCCAAAAATTGGTGAGAAATATGTAAATCCATTTTACCAACAGGTGGATGGTTTTGTTAGAAATGAATTAAATACCCGTGCCTCCTATTACGGTAGAAGAGTACGGAGTGCTGGTCAATCTGTTCCTAAAAATCTTCTTTGGTCATATGAAAAAGTTGCATGGGGACACGTTATTTCGGTCGATTATCCAAATATTAAACTTGGATTTCCTGGGTCAAAGGTGATGTCAGATAAAGAGGGTAATTTGACACTATATAGTTCACAACGCAACGTTCCTAAAAAACCACTTTTGACAGGAATAGAAATATCAAACGAAGGAACTATGGGTTCTCTTTTAAAAGGTAAATTTACCTTTACAGTTTTTCCAGTATTGACTTCAAATGGATTTGATTTAGGAACACTTGAAAAGGCATTTTTTACACCAGGTAAAGAAGTTGAAGTTTCTTGGGGATGGAGTGTTGCTGCAAATAATCAACAAGCTTGTTCTCAACAATTTACTGGTATCATTTATAATTTCAACTGGACGTTTAATAATGATATGTCTATAACTGCCGATGTTTCTATTGTATCTGCTGCAAGTATAGCAATGGGTCAATCGGGTGACCAATCCGTCCTTAAAAAAGAGGAAGGACAAGAAGGTTCTGACCCAGCTGGTAAGGCATTAAACCCCGGACAAAATCTTATTAAAGTAATTGACAATGATTTGGCACAACTCACGGGTTCAAATATTCTGACAAAAGGACAATCAAAATACATAGGTGTAAAAGATACCACTTCAAAATATTTGGATTATATTGTAATAGGACTACCATTTCAAGAATCGGCCGATAGTCAAACTAATCCTAATCAAAAAACTCCACCGGTAGATAAAACTTTTTGGTATGTATCACTCGGTCGGATTGCTGAATTTGCACAAAAATTAATATCGGATACGGAGTTTGCCCGAATATACTCAATACAATGTGTTAATAATGAAACTGATTATAACAAGGATATAAAGTCCGCATATCCAATTGACGTTTATTTTCCAGATAATGAAATGGGTTCATACGGAGACCTACAACCATTTCCAGATTCTGGAAATTCTCAATTAAGAACATTTTTTAACGATTCTGGTGTTGGTAGTGTTCAAGAAAATGTAATCAATATAGGAAATATCTTACTTGGAGTTGATTATGTTAAAAAAACATATGGAGAGTTTGTAGTAGATAATGCAACAAATATACCTTATAAGAATATAACAAATTTCTTTGATACTCTTATAAAAAAAATAAATGTGGCGAGTGGTGACATTTATCAATTAACTCCACAAATGTACGAACCAAGACCACCGTCTGGAAAAATAAATTCAACTGCTGAAAAAATTGGTTCAACGGACTCACCCAAAGCGATTCTTTCAATAGAAGATTCGAATCTATCAAAAAAACATACTGAAACAGTGATTCCATACAAATTTGAAGGCACTATATTTAAACCACTAATCAAAAACATACAAATTTCATCAAAACCACCAGGACCTCTCGCAACAGCAGCATTCGTACAGGCTAGAGACGGGAAGGCAACTCCTGTTAATAGTGATGTTTCAACATCAAGAAAGTCTGACAAAGAACTTTCTAAATTCACCGAAGAGTATAAAAAAACTGAAGATGAAATTAAAAATAGTGTAAAAGATGCATATGCCACTGGTTTTAATGATGCTTGGTCAGAGGGTTATCGTGGGAATCTTGTAAAGATAAAAAAATTAAAAACTGAACCTAATGGTAAAAATGGCGCACACTGGTTGAATCAGGCAATTTATCCAGTTGATTTATCCATAACAATAGACGGTATATCTGGATTTAAATTTGGTGATGTTATTACCACAACTCTAATTCCAAAAGAATATTATGAAAAATACAAAATGGTTTTTACTGTCACTAAAATAACACATAGTATAAAAGATGGAACATGGGAAACAACACTAAGTACAAAATCTCGAATCAGTATGGATGGTACAGAAGGTAATCAGAACATGGGATAAATTATGGCATTTCGTAAAAAAATATATTACCCCGAAAATCAAATTGAGAGAAATCTTTTCACAAAAGGAAAAGAGTGGATGACTCTTGACGATTGGAAAGAATACAATGGGTTTTATCACCAGTATGCAACTGGTGAAGTTTTTACAGAAAAAGACTGGGACCCAATACGTTCAAAGGCATTAGTTCGATATAGGGATAAACAAGAATCTTATTTTAAATACTTAGACTTAAAACATTATACTGTTGTTGGTGGTGAGAAGAAATTGATAATCGGTGGTGGTGGAAATCAATTTTATAGATATGTTGCACCTCGTGCAGTTAAAAGATTGCCAACCGAAGTCGAAAAACAAGACGGAGTAATGACTCGTTATTTTGTTTACAAGAGAAATGAACCAAATCGTGTGTTTTTTGAAGTAGATAAAGACCAGACAGACGATTATGAAAGAGACCATACAGGTATTAATCAGTATTTATATGGGTTGGTCGAAGTGCCTTGGAAAATAGATGGACCAGAGAAAGATGTTTATAAAAACGGTTTAGTCATAACGCCCGGTGTTATAGATACAAATCTAAGAATTGTTGATAGATTCTCGGAAAAATTTCCTATATTAAGGAAACTTTTAAATAACCCACGAGAATTTACAAAATACGATAAGTAGAGTTATGTTTCAAGATACCCCAAGTATCTGTATTCCATTCTTTTCAAACAACAATCTACATCCATCCCAAACGGAAGTAGTCGGTTTGTATTTATACTTTACTAATGGAACAACACGTTTAATAAACTTCACCCATCCAGATTCACTTTCATCTGAGTATGACCTGTCCAATATAAAACTCCACAGAAATTCACTTGTTCTAAACAAAAAAAGTATGTTATATCATACTTTTGAAGAAGGTATAGACCTAAATTCATATCTTCATTATTATATCCATGACCACATCAATATACAAGAATATTATCCAACTGTCATGGAGAATTTCTATTCTAGATTTTATGAATCAAACAAGCTAACTAAAATCATACCACTTTCAAAATTGATTGAGTTTGCAGAGAACATCATTCTATTCGTACTTCCGTATTATAAACCAGAAAAGATTTCACAGGAATGTATCGATTACTGTGAGGAATTTACATACAACTTTAAAAAGATAGAGGACGAAGAAATACCATTTGGTGACGATATGAAAAAGCAAAACTATATGTGGTACACCGCAACTTCACGTCCAAGTAACTCATGGAACAACTTTAACTTCTCTGCCCTGAATAAAAATGATGGTACACGTAATAAGATTCATTCTAGATTTGAAAACGGGAAGATAGTTCAGTTTGACTATGATGCTTTTCACATCAAACTACTGGCAAAGATTCTTGATTATAAGTTCACCAAACATCCATATGAAGAAATAAAAGAAGAGTTGGGACTGGATATTCCATATGACGAAGTAAAGTCAAGGGTATTCCAAAACATCTATGGAACAATTACAGACCAATTCTTACAACACCCATTCTTCCAAAGAGTTCAAGCAATGATTGATGAACTATATCAAGAGTATGTTGAAAAGGGATATACGGAGTCATATTTCTATCATAAGAGATTCCGTGAAATAGAAGACCCAACACCAAATAAGGTCTTCAATTACTTCTTACAATCATTAGAGACGGAATATAACGTTCGTAAATTAAAAACCGTTCTACCGATGTTACAAGACCAAAGAACGGTATTGTGTATGTACCTCTACGATGCCTTTGTATTTGATGTTCCATCTGATGAAATGGAATTTATACCACAACTTAAACGAGTATTTGAAACGGATGGTATGACTACTAAATGCTCTATCGGTGAGAATTTTGGTAGTATTAAAGAATTTAATTGATATTTATATGTATCCAAAACTATATGTAAAGGTGATTTATGAATGAGGTAATAGACGAAATAGTGAATGAATGGTCAAAAAGAATACCGTCTGGTATAATCGATATGAACAATCAAAATCATTTAGAAGAACTATTTCGTGTTATGGAGAGTTACATTGGAGACACGCAAATCATTCAGGAGTGGATAGATAATATGAAGAGGTTCTAATTTTGTATTACAAATGAGAGAGAGGTATTGAAGACACAATTGGTATGTACGTTCGTAAAAAAGCATCAGATAGAAAATACAATAGATGATATAGTTGATAACTTTTCGGTATTAAATAATAAAGTATTCTTACTGAGGTCAACCACAGTTCAGAATGAACTTATATTATCATATAATGTTATATTGGATTCACACAAAAACTTTTTACCTGGCTCGATACTCGTTCATCGTAAAAAAGAAACAAATACAATTTACACGATTAATGCACTGAACGAGTTGATTATGAATTTAAACAATGGTGTCCTTGATAAATCATTCCCAATAGAATGGGATAGATACAAAGACACGATGTTGTTGAAAAAACCAGATGGTCTTAAAACCTTGCAAATAGAAGTAGTTAAGGTCTATTCCATATAAAATTTGGAATTGTCAGATATTTATTGTATATTGGATAATGGAAATAATATGAAAATGGATAAATACGATAGTCTTATAGAAGAAACAAATTCTCTTTTAAAGTATATGAAAGAAAATTTCAACGTCGTCACCGAGGGTGAGGGTATTGATAATCTATTCAATGATTTAAAAGGTAAATTGCCGAACATATCAATGTTGCCAAACAACACAATCAATGCCGGCAAATATCAAGAACACCAAATAGTTGATGTATTGAAAACACTTGGATATGAATACAAAAAACCTATGGGTAATAAACTCCATTTCTTCAATAAGAAAACAAGTATAAGTATTTACATCGGCCAACAGAATAGATACATAACACTTCAACCGTAATTTGGGGAATACAATGAGTAATAAGAGAATGAAAATTAACGAAGATATTGCAGATACAATAGCTGCACCATTACGATATGCTGCATTTATTGATGCCGGTTCTTATGTTACTCGTGGTAACGGAATGTTAACGATGATATTCCCAGAATTAGGCCCAGCTCAAATTTCAAAATGGTTTAGACAACTTGGAAGAACAGAGACATTTAAGAAGAATGAAAATGAATTCAAAAGTATTTCTTCTCGTTTTTCTTCAAGTCCTGCCCTTAAAGGACTTTATGTTACCTTGAAAAATTTGAAGAAGAAAGAAGTATCGGATGAAAATAAAGAATCACACGAAAGTGATTTACAACTCGTGATTAATAAGATTGGCAAGATAATCAGTAGTAAACTAACAGAAGAAGATTCTGCTTTATTTGATGCGGTATCTGCTGAATTAGATGCAATATCCGAAACTATTGCTGCAAAGATAGATGGTTCCGTGGTATCAACTGAACCTGAAGAAAAACCTGAAGAACCAACGGAAGAACCAGCAGAAGAACCTTCTGACGAAGAAACATCGGAACCTGAAGCCGATGATACAACGTCGGAGCCAACAGAGGATGATAAAAAAACATCAGAGTCACTTCAACGACGTGTCAAAAATATTGTTAGAGAAATTTTAAGAAAATCTGTAACCAAAAAGTAATTGGTGGGTTCTTGATATACAACCATTTACAAAAGGAGTTTTTATGAAGACAATGTTACTTTCGATTATTACTGTTATTGGTCTTGTATCGGTTGCAGGTTGTTCAAACACAGAGACTGGCCCAACAGAACCGAACGCAATTTATACAACGATGGTTGCTAATCCAGATGGAACGGTATCAGAACAAGTGATAGAAAGACCAAAGCCAGATAATGGTAAGAAGGTTGAGTCGAGTCCATTCGTTGACCTTCTTCGTCTTTTAAATCTTACACCAGAACAAAGACCATTTGTAGAAAGATTACTTAGACAACATAAACAATGCACACAATCTTGTATCGAAACACTCAAGACAGCTGAACGTGAAATTCTCATGAACGCAAGAATTGAAGAAAAGAAAATTAAGGATGGAGTAAAAGCCGGTACAATCACAAAAGAAGTCGCAAGACGTGAATTGGCGCAACTCAAACAATCAACTCAAGAAAAACTAAAAGCACTTCCAAAAGATAAGGTTCGTGAATGTCTACAAGGGTGTGATACACAATTCCTAAATTCACTCAAAGAAATTCTTACACCTGAACAGAAGATTATACTTGAAAAGTGGATTGCCTCTCGTCAAAAGAGAGGAACCACAGACGATAAGAATCCAAAGGGTCGGGGTTAATTCCCTGACCCTTTTGGGTTTTTTATCAACACCTATTGACTTTTAACATTTAATTTCGTATATTAGTATTTCAAATTAACAATTGACCTGATAAATATCAGTTCACAATTATCATTTAACTTTTAGGAGTACCATCATGGCAATCAATCTTGATGCTATCAAAAACCGTTTGAACAATCTGAAGAACGCGAATAACCGCACTTCAAACATTTGGAAGCCAGAACCTGGCGAACACCAAATCCGAATTGTTCCGTATATCCACAACCGAGAAAATCCTTTCATCGAGTTGTTCTTCCATTACAATTTTGCAAACAAGAAGTCAATCCTCTCACCTGTATCATTTGGTCGTCCTGACCCAATTGCTGCTTTTGGAGAAAAGTTGAAGCAACAAGGTGACAAGGAAAGTTGGTTGATGGGACGTGGTTTGGAACCAAAGATGCGCACTTATGTCCCTATTCTCGTTCGTGGTCAAGAACATGAAGGTGTGAAGTTTTGGGGATTCGGAAAGGGTCTTTATCAAGAACTTCTTGGTTTTATCGCAGACCCTGACTACGGTGACATTACAGACTTGAAGGAAGGTCGTGATGTTGTAGTAACTGTAAAGTCGGCAGAAGAAGCCGGTAAGCAATATGCAGAAACAACAATCCGTATCAAGCCAAAGCAAACACCAGCAACAGAAAACGCAGACGTT